GAATAATATGGCGTGATCTTCATGGTCAGTTAGAAACTCAAATAACAACTCGTTTCTCTGGAACAGGCCCCTCAAGAATAGCCACTCCCCCAAGTCTACGAACGCTTTACAGCTATCACAGAACAACCCACAGTCTATTCCCATTTCTTTGTTCTCCTTAAACTATTATTCTTTAACCGATTTCTTGATAAGTTCCTGACTCAAAGGATCGTTGATTATCTTCATGGCTTTGTCATATCTGGTACACGAGGCATAATGGTCATGAGTACAAACATCATCCTCTATTTTACATAGCCACGGTTTGCCTTTACGCCGTATTAACCAAGGACACCAATCAGTCATTCTTTATCCTCCGTGATAGTTTGCTTTGAACTATCATTAACTGGTTTTCCGTTTTCATTCACCTCTTCGTCTCTCCAAGAGATAAATTCTTCCTGTTGCTCTAAGTTTGGAAGCCCTGCCATATGCGGTATTACAGCAATTCCAAGTTTTGATAACTTCTTATTGAGATAATCTATTCGTCTCATTTTTGTTCCTCTGATTGTTTAGATACAAATGTCATAGATTTTGGAACCTCCGATAGAGAAGATAACCGACCAAACACAGAGCTATTCCCAACTGTGGATTGGAAGGTAGCGTTAATATTCCGACAATAGGTAACGCGACCATCGCCCCCACCCAAACCATCATAAGGAAAAACCCTAACACATCCTCATCTATAATTAACAATAAAAGAATAAAGGCAGGTAATATCAACCAGTTAAACATCTTCTTCACCTTTATATATCTTCTTTTCCTCTGAACTATCAAAAATCGGTTCTAACAAAACGCTTCCACAATAAGGGCAATGAGTAAAATCCTGTTGAGCCCCATAAGGATGCTTAGAAATATATCCATGAGTTCTACATACCATAAGCATCATCTTTGCATACTTCTTGAAGTACTCATCAAAATTTATCTTAGTTCTTGACAAACTATCACGGCTCCAATAATTCTATCTTTTCTAGATGTTTCAATAATTGAGTTATCTTAGAATGTGTTGTTATACGATAAAGTTTTCCGTATTCTAGTTGGTGGTATCCATAGATACTAAACCGTTCAAACTTGGCATAGCTAACTGTATCCGGGTGCCCATAACATAGAGTTATATGAGTTCTATTCCAAGGCCACGTCTCATATTCCGTGTAAACCACATAACCAGTAAATTGTTTCGTTCCGATGTTCACGGTATATGACGCGATTATCATAATTGTTAATAGCGTAGAAATTCCTAACATTATCCTTTGTGTGTCATTCATCTTTGTTTTCTCCTTCTATCTTAGTTCGGTGTAAACAATCATAACTACAAAGATCATCATACCAATCTTTTAATTGTTTAAGTCTTGTCCCCCATTGTTCTTTAGTTCCAGAACCATAAGTCTTATCTTCAAGAACAAACCCAATAGTTTCGATTGTACGTGGCGTGGTAACAAGAGCGAAAGCTATCTGAACTTGGTTCATTTCCTCAATTTTTGGTAGGTTCATTCTTCTTCTCCTTTGACACTTGACGTAGAACTATTATTCATCATCGAACTCCGCCTCTATTATAATCCAATTTACCCAAGTACAAAACACCATAAGAAATAACCATGTAATTCCTTGAAGGAATGTTGTTAACGGTGGATCTTTATCAAACACAGATAAAACCCCCACGAGAACACCGCACAACCATAGAGCTTGTACTACCCAAATAGAAAATGCCGTCCATATCGAACTTAGCTTCATTCCTTTTCCTCTCTTGTGATACTTTGTGTTGAACTGTCAAGAATTAGAAGTTCTAGGTCTATTCCTATGTCAGTTCGTATCTTGACTATTCTTAGAGCCGAATTATATTCGTATTTACGATCTGAAAGATGGACAACTGTTCCGGTGATGGTGTTTCCCGATGGAATTATATCTCCGCGTCTATCAGAAAACGATATTCTTGTATCGGGACATCCGTCGGGATCGCTTATCGATTCCTTTATGGTAACATTAACTTCTTTCATCTTGTTTCCTTCTTTGTGATTGTTTGAGATAAAGTATTATTTAAGGCTTTCTCATAACACAGGTACGGCCTAATGAACGCCTCAAGTTCCTGGCGAAGCACACGAGCACGGGTCTCCATGACACATAAATCCTTGATGCGCCGCTTCACATCATCGACGTGCTGGATCACCGCGTCGTACCCTACAGGTTGTCGCCGTAAGATTGAAGTCTGCTTAGACTCTTCTTGAACCATGCCTTCTTGAACTGTTCCGTGTCCCATAGATACCTACTCCTGAACTCCTTTATCTTTTCGCTCATTTCTTTTCACCCAACTAGGGGTTTGAGGTATAACACGCTGTATCTTTATGCCACACTTGGAGCACGATGCCATAAGATCGTTTTCTTCGTTGCTCCACCAGAGTTTCGCACGAATGGGGCCACAAACTGGGCACTCGTACCCTTCTTTGTATACAGCCATTTTACTTCAAAAATATAGGGGGTGAAAGAGTATATAAGGTTTACGTATTTAACGTATCTTAGTGTTCTTGGTGCTGCTGACTTGCATCATGTCGTCGAACGGGTCTTTAATGATCAGGTTCGTCACGGTTAACTCATCACCAGCCGCGTGATTCATTACGTCATCGCCGAGGTCTTCCCATAACGCTACGCGTATATCTCCGTACTCTGTGTTTAAGGCAAAGTTCGTCACTGTTTTAGGGCCACTCCTAGTCTCAACGTCTCTTTGAACGGGATCATTGAGCATGGTTCCTTTCAGGGTATTTATGAATTTCCCTGGGGACAAGTCCTGTGGCTCTGACTCCGCCTTTTTCTTTTGTCTCTCCCGTGGCTTAGGTTTGGCTTCTTTTGGTGTCTCGAAGCCGCCACCCATGAGGGTGCCGACCATGTCCTGCGTCACCTTAATCTCCTTCAGAATCGTGTCGAGTCGCTGCTCGATGTCTTCCTCCCAACTCATGTTACTCACTGTTCAACACTTCTTGGTGCTTCCTTATATATTCGATGGTTAAACCATTTAAAGGTTTCGCTCGTGCCACGGCCCCTCTCTTTACACGGTATATCTTCGGCGTCTCCCACGTATAGTGGCTTACCATGCATTCTATGACGGGGCATTCTGGGTTGAGGCATTGTTGGCGCCGTTTTTTAAGGTACGCACTTTCCTTTAGGACTAGGGGTTCTCCGCAGTCGGGGCAGTTCATTGTTTTATATGATGTCTCCATGTTTTTAAAACCTACGATCATTCACTCTTTACCTAGAACTATCACATAAATCCTTGTATAGACAATAGCCACACACTTTTCCTCCCCACGCATCTGAGTTTGAAACCGGTAATGTTTTTTTATCAACACATGATTTCAAATTTAAAGCTCGACTAATCAACTCTTTCCCTATCTTTCTATCTAGTTCGATTGGGAACGATAAATCAACCTCGGTTCCCCCTCTAAGCAACGCTCCTTTATCAAGATAATCTATAACGCCATGCTCTAATTCTAGACAATACAGATAAAACTGTAGCTGCTCATTATGCTCTGGCTTCGGCTCCTTCATCCAATGACACGAGGAAGCTGTCTTAACTTCATGTGCAACGATCCTGTTTTTATTATGTTGCGTTAACACATCAACGCGACCATGAATAATTAAGTCACCAACAACATGATAAGCTGGAACCTGGGTTCCTAGTACATATATGTCCGGGTTTTTTCTCAGTATTTCTACCCAGTAGTCTTCAAGGATGTTTCCAGCCTCAAATATTCGCAAGGTCTCTACGGGGAAGGGCTTATCCTCCGTCACGTCGTAGTATGCCTGTCTCATACATGGCTTAGTTAAGTCTGTTACATAGTAGTGGTTTGGTGGCCTTATTTTTCTGTTCTCGGCCTTATGTAGAAGAAACGTATCAATCTTACTCATTTTATCCCTCTTTGGTACTCATTCCCAATACTCAACTCTGTGACCGCAATCCAAACATTGAAGTGCGTATTTGTGGTATCTCACTTCAAGTGTCATTGATGAAAATTTGGGTTGTTTTATATATTCGCTCATTGTTTTTGGTTCTATTTTGGAAGGATTAAGCCTTACTTTCTCGACGTTGAGGCTTCCACATTTATCACATTTTATACTCATCTTGTTTTCACTCTTCTGGTTAAACTAATATTTTTGATAGTTTTATATCTCCGAGATGCCCCTTCTTAAAATGAACCATGCCCAACTCAAACCCAGTTTGAGGAAAGTTTGGTGGAACTTCGGTTATACATATTTCCTTTATACCAAACCCAGCCTCCTCTCTATCTCTTCGTCTTGCTTTAGTCCAACAATGGTTTATGGTCATGAGAAAAGCCACGTCATCAGCTAACATGTAAGCGTGTTTAAGAAACGCCCTCATTTTTGACCAAGGTGGGTTGGTTATTATCCAATCCACCCTTTCCTTAAAATCGAAGAAGTCTTTACCCTCCGATATTTCGCACCATTTAACATCAAACACACCATCTTGTTTTATTAGGGCATTAATGAAAGCCCCCTCCCCTTTACATGGTTCAAGAACGATGCCTTTTGGTTTGAAGTGTTGAACTAATGCTAGAGCTAATGATTCTGGTGTCATAACCTCATCCGTTGATTTATAGTTTCGATTAGGTTGGGTTCTCACTCATTATCACTTCTCTTACGTTGCTTTGAAGTATCGCACCAGCACTTGAAACACATTGACTTATCCCCCTCCACCCCAACGGTTTTTGACCACTCTAGATATGCTGAAATAGAGAGGGGATTACTATCTAAAATTAATATTTCGCTTTCATGTCCACACTTATATTTTGTCATGGTTCACCATTTCCTACTTTAGTAGAAACTAAGAAAGGGTTATCTGGATCATTCTCAAGAAACTCATCATATCTACAATCAACCCAGTTCCAATGAAGTCTATCTAATTTTACAAAGGCTTTACAAGCTCTGCACGCACCGATTCTAGTTAACTCTTCGTCAATAGGGCATACAACCGCTAAAACCTGTTTTAGTCTTTTCATTTTGTCACCTTTTGGTATGTACCAAGTAAATAGATTCACTTGATTCTCCATTCTTTAATGCTTGCCATTTTGGTTTGATGTACTTCTGTGCGAACTCACGCATCTCATCAAAGGATAACAAATTACTTTTCAGAAAATTGCACCGTTCACACGCAAGAACAAGATTTCCAGTTTTGTATCCAACGGAATTATCAATACAATCAACTGTTAATCTATCAGTTCTAGAACCATACCTCTGTTTTAAGAAAATGAAGTCGGCTTCCGGTATATCACAGTAAGCACAAATCTTAGGTTCACTAATATACCACTCAACAAACTCAGCTTTAATTATCTCAAATGGTTTTGCCGCGGGGTGATTATGTTTATTATAATATATTTGTCTACTTTTGATTTGGTTGTATATTCCAACGGGGGTATGCCTATATCGTTCAGCTTCCTTTCGACAGCATTCTTTACACCAAGAATTAAGGTTGCTCTTTGTTTGTCTATTTTTCCCAAAGCGTGTTAATGGTTTTGTTTCACCACATCGAGGGCACCGCTTAGATGCAATCATACTAACAACCTATGTGTGCCGTCATATTTAACTGTTGTGTTATGATAGTATGGTATAAACTATCATTCAAAATCCCACCGATGGGATTTATAAAGTTCGTCCGTCTTTTTACTCCAAACACTAGCTGAAACAGACTCATAGCAAACTTTACAGAGATACTCAGGGGGGTCACCGAAACTTTCTTCTTTTAAATCTGTGCTTCTTTCCTCCCCACATAAGGCACAGGTGAAACTGCCTTTACCAGCTTTACTACACTCTTCGCAAACATAATTATCTCTTGTATCTTTTGAAGTGCCTTCATATTGAATCCCAGCGCGTTTAAGTTGTGAGTCCAAGTTGGTTTTCCAGTAATAAGGAAATAAGTTTCGCATTCTTTGTGTATCCTTTTTTTCCATTTTTATCATAGGTCGATTACAGACAGAACATTTAGATAGTTGAATTATTACCTTCGCGTATCCTTCGTTTTCAATTAGTTCTGGTACAAATTCTTCTAGATTCATTTCGGTTACTCCTCAATCTTTGTTGTGGGTGAACTGTCATAATCTAGTCTTTTCATAATCTCACACCCCTCAACATGAACAAAGTCATCTATATTACAATCATGGCAACATGTAAAATTTGGGCAAGCATATTCCACTATCTTGTAGAACTCATCACCGAACTTATCGTAGGCTTTGTTAAGAATATAGGTGAGCATTCTGCTATTAGGGTGCATTATGATTGGACAATGGTTACAGTCCTCATTACAGAGTTTGATAGTTGGGTATGAAGTATCACTCATGGTCAACTGCTCCTGCTATAGCAGCGGATAAACAAGCGGAGAGGATGTATAATACCTCCAATGTAACATTTTCTGTTATAAATAGGTGTCGCACGGCGTTTGAAAACATCCATACAGTATTAACATACCAAACGTTTCTAAGCCATTTGTTACTCATTGGGGTCACCATCTATCTTTGTTTCGGATAAACTGTCAAGTTTTTGTTCCAAGATTTTTATTTTAAGAATCAGGGCATCTCTAGTAAGTGAATTAGGATCAGCATCACCATATTCTCTGTGAATAAACTCTAATTCATCTCTAGCCTGTTTATGGGGACATTCGTCAAGCCAACAGTTAGGGTAGTAACAAGTAGCTGGCCCCTCTACAGGATCATCCTCAGATTCTATCATGCAACGAAAGCTTTCAAAACTCATTGTTTTTCTCTCTCCGTCTTTGCTCAGAAGTATTAGATAGTTTGAGGCTTGGGCATACCAAACTAGCGGGGCTAAAAGGTAAGTCTCCAAAAACTTTTTGATTTAGACCCTTAAGAGATTTGAAAAACTCCATATGTGGAAACCACTTCTCTCCGCAATCATTACATTTATAAATAGAATCCCTTGCTTCAGTGCCATAGAACTCCGTATTTTCTGATGCGCATTTAGGGCACTTCATTTATCCTTCCTCCGTTTTCATTGTTTGATTAGAACTATCAAACGTAAGAAGGATTTTATCTGCCTCAGCTTGGGTCATAAACCCCTTATCTACGAGAGCCTGATTGTACCCAGCCACGTATCCATGATTGAATATTTCCGTATTATTCTTCATTTTTCTTTCTTCCTTGTAAAGTATAAGGAGTGGTTCCTGGGAACCATATCTTCCTTGGTATGTAGCTACCGGAGCCCTCGTCGAGACGCCCCACAATACTACCATTCTGAGGCTCATATATATAAGACTTTCCGTCGACATCAATGAAGGCATTAAACGCGTGTGTACGGCTCCAAACCACCATGAACCCTCCCTGACGTTTGAGCCCCGCCTTAAGGAAAAGGATACTCATAAAGTCATACATGGTTGTGGCGAAGTTGTCGCAATCGCTTATCTCTTTAACCCATTTTCCGCGTGCCTTCACGGTCTCCACCTGTATCGGGGGCAGTATCTTCATCCAGGTATCATAGGGTAGCGCATAGTATTCCTCGTCGGCGACCAGCACATCATTGACTGGCCATATCAGGTCGTATGGGTCGAACAACCACTCGGGTTCGGTGTGGATGCTGAGAACTGGTATCTGTATGGATTCGTCGAGTGCCTGTTGCATGTGTTCGATGCGGGTGCGATACATTAACGCTTGTTTCGATAGCATCTCATAGTTTTTCTTATTCATTTCTGTGAGTTTTTTCTGTGTTTCTAATTCTTTCTGTGTGAGCCGTAACCCCGCTTCAGTGGCTTCCAACCTATGTTTTAGTTTATAGCAGAACAGATCTTCCAGTAGCGTCATGCCACATAGGGATAGTTTTAAGAGTTTAAAAAGGTTACGTATTTAACCAACAATTTCTTGGCGTACCGTCTAGCCTGTTTCTCAAGCTGAGGAAGTGCTACTCGGCTTTCACGTAAATCCATATACATGTAGTGTTTACCCATTGCTTGAGACACACCAATACGTTGACCGCTAATAGTCCATCCACCAAAATAGGCTCCATCAACCTGATCAAAACCATAGTCATTCATAACCGTTTGTAAACTAATTTTCCTCAAGACATGACTCGTTACAGGCTTCCATCTAGGATCAACTTTTTCGCCAACGCTTGCGTATTCTAAGTCCTTGGTCCAAGAACGCTCGCCGTCAGGAAAGAATACAAGGTATTCTTCGTACCCATCATCGCCCCATCGTTGAGTTTTAACCATGTCTTTGGTGTACGATCTTTTAATGCTTCTAGTATAGTCACTCATGGGCCAATACATGCCCTTAAACGCTTGTTTAGCTTCATTCATCGCGTAGGTCTTGCTAGTCGCCACGTTCTCATGTAAACTAAATGGATAGACACCCCCAGACTCGATGTAATCAAGAACCTTCTTTGCCCACGGATCATATTCCAAGTTCAAGGGGCGAGCACAGGGGCGCAACATCCCTTTACGCTTAGCGGTCTTGACGATAAACATAACAAATTCTTCGCCCTCGACTTCTATTATGATGTGGTCGTCTCGGCTTGGCATATATTTTCCGGCGACTTCGCTAATGCGCCCCAGGGTCTCATACTGGTACATGTAGGCGAAGCGATATTGTTTGTCTTTGACGGCTTCGATGCGGTTTCTTATCTCTAGATCGGTGGGTTGCCGGTGAAGCATCCCTTACTTATAACTGTTACTATCTTATAACTTTATTGATACTTGATAATTAGGGTGGTGTGGAGATTGGTGCAACCCATAAGTAATATATGAGTTTCTCCACACCAATAAAGTTATAAGATACCTTATATATAATGATTTCGGTGCAACACCATGAGTGAAAAGTATTGTAAACGTTGTGATAGAACACTTCCAATTTGGGACTTTCATAAAGACAAAAATAGTAAAGATGGGCACGCATTCTATTGTAAGAAATGTACTTATACGCTAGGGAAAAAATATAGGCATACCCCTAGAGGAATTTATAAATGTGCTAAAACTCGTCAAACTTATTATAGAAGACACAATGATCCACGAATGAAACCATTTAAAATATCGTTAAATTGGTTTTTAGAATGGTACGCTTCTCAAGAAAAGAAATGTGTATATTGTAATATCCCTGAAGAACTTTTAAGTGTTGTTGATGACATATATAATAATAAATGCACAAATCTAACTTTGGATTGTATGGATAATGATAAAGGATACACAGAAAAGAACCTCGTCTTATCTTGTCTTAGATGTAATTATACAAAAAGTAACCTTCTATCTTTTGATGAAATGTATGAGATAGGACAGAAATATTTTAAACCAAAATGGCAACAAAACATAAAAATCTCTTTTGATAACAAACTATAAGAAAAATTCATTTCTTTTTTATCGTCTCCGTGATAGGTATGCGTGAGGATTGAGGCTGTAGTTGTGCCCTCATCCTATCTATTTCGGCTTGTAATCTCGCGTTTTGGGCTTTTATTCGTCGTGATTGTAGTTTTGCTAGTTCGATCTGTAATTCCGCTTTTTGTAGTTCCCTTTTTGTGATCTCGCTTTGTAGGTTTGCGATTTCGAGTTCTAGTTTTATTTCTTCAATTTTAACTTCCATTTCATCACCCCCTTAACTTATGAAACTAAATCCTCATACTCCGATTCCGAAAGTTGAATCCCGTTCCCTTCTAGTGGTCTTAGTTTTTCCAAAAGAGTTTCAACTTTTCCTATGTATTCTCTTCTCGGACCGTCTCTCACTTTGTTATCTATCACGTATTCCAACATTTCGAGCTGGTAATCAAAGGGAAACGTCCACACGATGCCAGTAAGATATCGCTTATCTTTTTTTGCTATGTCTGGGGGATAGTTTCTGTCACTTGGTGCTTCAACGATTAAACATAAACAGTTTTTATGTAATTTATAACCACCAACGACTTTAAGATCATCTAGTTCTTTTTCTGTAAGTTCAGGAAAACCCATTATTTTTCCTGCTCCATCGTTCCAAACGTTTCCCACCCTTCTCTGTCTTTTCTCGCAAAGTAATCCAGTTTTCTTCCCTCAACGTATCCGTCCACAAAGTCATAGAACTCAGGTGGTTTTATGCTATGTCCTAGGTTCTTAGCGTGAAGTGCCGTGGTTTGATTGGTTAATTTAAATTTTGGTTTGCCTTTTACCGCTAAGATTACGTGTTCGGTGATTCCCCTCAACCAGTACCCAATCCCCATTCTATCTTTTATCCACGTAAGGATCGTCTTTGACTCAAACCCCCATTTCTCTATGATGTGGTAAGCGTCGTGCATGAAGGCGTTGGTTGTCCACATGAATAACATACAGGATTCCTCGTTTGCTGGAATCTCCATATTCATAATTTCTTCTATGGACATCTCTGGATAAGGTGACGCCACGCGTCTAGTATCGGGGTCATACTCTGTTCCATAGTTCCACGGGGGGTCGATCACGATTACCTCAAATTTTCCATTCGGGAGTGCGAGTTGTTTTACTTCCTCTTTTAGTTCTTCGTTTGCTTGTTTTCTTTCTATTTTCTTTATTTCTTTGTATGCTCTGGATACGCTTGTTTCTCCGCTGAGGACTTGTTTTTTAAGTTCTTCTGGTGCTTTCTCTATTACTGTTTTGGCTCGGTGGTATGTTGTTGGGCTGAGTCCTACGGTTTTAGCCGCCTGATCACGGGACTTAATGTGGTGTTCATTTGAACCTAACACTGGCTGAAAACCTTTTTCGCCTTCAAGGGGTATCGTTGCTTCTTGTCTTTGTTTGGCTTTCTCAGCGTATAACGGCTCAAGGTTTATTGCAAGTTGGGCTTTCTGAATGGAGGAAAGGTGTCTACGAAGAATATTGGATTCGATAACAAATATTTTCTCATCAAGTTCAGAATCAAACTCTCTAATATCTGTTCGATAGAAACACCCATGTTTAATACATATCTCATACCGAGTATGTCCATCAAGAATCATGTCGTTTTGATTAATTATGATGGGTTCGGTGGCTTCTTTTTTTTCGACGATATTAGCTTCGAGTGATGCGTATTCTTCCTTCGTTGGGCGTGGGACCAAAGCCATATAATTAGGATTAACGATAAGCGGCTTCATACTAACTAAAAAAGGTTAAACACGCTTATAACTTTTTCTATTCCCAAAAACAACGTTTATGATACTTCAAGTACAAGTAAGATAAAGGAGAGCTACGTCCTAACGCTGTGTTTGAAAATGGAAACTTGAATGAATTTCTCAGGGGTTTGGATCCTTCTCTCTTGTTGAATGAACTCTAATTCTTCCAGTTTGGAATCACTGGGGTTGTTCATATATTCCTCTCTTTTTTTAATAAAGTAAGACTCTGTCATAGTATTTTCCTCGGCAACAGCCAAAAGTCGGCACATTTTTTATAGTCCTCTTGATAATCAGACTTACACATTGTTTGACAATGGGATTCAGGATTTATTGACCACTCGCACTTTGATTTATCTATCCTCTTAATATCTGAGGCTATGGACGCAAGGTATTCTCTTGCTTCCTTCAAGCATTTAGAGTGAACCATAATCTTGTTTTCTTCATCCCATTCATAAGGTTCATCATCAAGCGATTTACCACAAAGAGGGCATCCATTTTCAATCTCTGGGTCTTCTCCCCTATATCGTAGTTCTTCGTCTGTTGGGAAGCCTGTTGATTCTGCTAAATCCCAAGGATCGGGTGATTCCATTATGTCCGTTCTCCTTTAGATTAAATGGGGGTTATCCACTATTTAACCTTTATGACTGTTCTAACACAACTAAGATTTTACGAAAGTAACCCACCACGTAGTTCCCCGAATATAACCCGATCCTTTTGTTCTATAACTAACTCTATGAATTTCTCTCCAAAACCCCTTAAAAACTGAGTATAATTGCCATAAAGTAGGTACATCGCGGTTTTCATTCCATTTAAAACAAAGGATGCCCCCAACGCGAGCAAACTCTTTGATTGCTTTAAATAATGTTGGGGCTATCTCTTTTTTTCTTGTCCAACACCCATAATTTTTAATTATACTCATTTTGTTTGTGTATCCCGTGCTTCTCACTAAATGAGGAGGATCGAATATTATCGATTTAAAGGCTCCATCTCTAAAAGGTAGATATTCCCACATGGCGATGATGTCTGGTTTAATAGTTAAATCTTCAGTCCGTTTGTCCATAAAAACAACAAAAGGCATATCCTTTACCGGCCACATCATTCTGTTTCCCGCCGTCGCGTCAAGTATTGGTTTCATTTTGTGACACTTTAAATAGAACTATCATAAAGTTCCCTGTCTTGGGGCTGTGTGTTGTTTCATCAACATAATCCAATAACTAGGCGTGGCGTTTTCACTAAGGGTCTTTATAGGAATTCTCATCATTTCTGTCCATCCGACAAACACACCCAATATTTCATTTAGCTTTATTCTATTCTCACTCCACTTTAACCAAAGTTGGCCATCATCTGACAAAATCCTATTGAACTCTTGTTGGGATTGAAATATAAACTCCATTAAATCGCTTCTTGTCTTATATTTATCTGCACCATAATAACAATGAACAGTTCTTTTTATATTAGGCCATTTTTCAGTTAACTTGGATGTGTTTGGTGTGGTATAAACCGAAGTGTTTTTTGTTCTTCCAAATTCATGTGGTGGATCAAAATATATTGTATGGAACACACCCTCATCAAAACCTGTATTTCTACAATCCATTATCTTATCCGGTTTTATAGTCAAATCATCCTCTATGTCTATCCAAAAAATATGGGGAGACTCTTTTGTTTTCCAGATAGTTCTGTTAGCGGCCGTGGCATCTAATATTCTAGCATTTTTCTTCATTCTATCACTGTTTAGTATCAACTATCATACTCTGGATCATAATAGTCGTCCTCATCATATTTTTCCTTGTATGTTCTTTTTCTGCCCGTCGGTTCTCTAGGCCGGTCTTCTTCTGTATACCGTATTTCTGAACCCATAAAGTAAACACCATCGATATGTGGTTTAGCTTGTATTTCCATAAGAACCACCGTTCCTGTTTGGCGGTCCTTTTTGATGAAAATATAGGGTATTGTTTTTTGTATGATGTCCTTCTCAGCCAAGTTCGTTGTTTTTAATGTAACTGTATATAGTTCAGAAATGCCATCATCATAATTAATTATTGGTATTCCTAATTCGTTAAAATAACCCAAATAGGATTCTTGATTATAATACCTATATTTAATTATCCACTCAACGTCCACACATTCTTCCTCAAGACTCAACCAATAAAGACTTAACTTTGGTTCTACTACGAGAAAGGAGGTGGGAACCATCCACGTAAGATACATCTTTTCTTTGGTGGACTGAACGGGTAGACCACATACACTTCCTGATGCCGGAAGTGCTTTGTCTGGGTTAGTAGATGCCATATATAAAGAAGATTCTATCACTGTTCTGCACCAACTAATATTTCTGGGTGTCTAACCTGATAGCATTCTTTACATAGTCCTCCGTAGAATGAGAACTCTGGTGGAGCTATCTTCTTAAGACAGTCGTAGCAATCCATAGTTATTGGTTCTAGTGTTTTACTTCTATCTTGTAATGTGGATAACCAGAGACAGAAAACATACCCTGTTATGAATCCGAACACTAGTAAAATAATTTCTATTCCCATCTTTGTTTAACCTCAAGTATCATAATCGTACATTAACTCGAATTGGGGGCAATGTCCATAAACGAAATCATATATGGCTTCAAACGGAGGTTCCCACCAAGGATAAGTCTTTTTCACCGTACTCTCAAACTCTCGTATTATGAAGCACACATGTCGTTTTTTACATTTAAAACAAGTCATTTTTTCATCTCTCCTTATGATCGAATAAGGGGTATTGCCAGAACCCGTTATCGTCAAGCTCCCCGTACCCACAGGTTAGGCCGCCGCCTATGTTATGTGAATAACAGGGTTTGAAGCCAAGCCGTTTAAGGATTCTCGCTACCCAGTTTCTCCAAGTCATTTTTCAAGCGTCTCCAATATATCATCTATCAAGTTATTCCAGTCCCAATGATCACACTCGTTCTGGTAATATTCAAGGGTTTTTCTAATCTCGTCAAGCTGGTTCTGGGCGAAGTCAAGTTCTCGTGCCTTATCTTCACAGGCCGTGCAGTTATCCATGTAACTCATTTTTATCACCTTTCAATGTCAACTATCATAGAATCTAAATATAGTTTCATATCATCTACGAGATACTGGTTTCTGTATTCTGGGTTGTCTTCCATAAACCTGAGAAGCACATTCATGACGTGCAATTGGTTCATGCGTGTCTCCATTAAGTCCAAGGTTTTAAGCGCACTTCTCCCACCCATGGCCGTTCCTACCTTCTTTGCCGCTTTTCTAAGTTCCTTTAACTCATCTTTCGGTATACCTAAAGTTGATCTTGTCATTGTTTATCCACAACAAAGATTTTTTTGATTCCGATCTTTGAACCCTTAATTAGGATTCTTTCATAATCGGATTCCCCTATCTCTTTAAGATAGGAATCCACCTCCTCGATGGTGCTAAATTCTTCAAGGTGATAGAACCCATCTTCGTTCAAGTCTATTAACATATAATATTTTTCATCCATTTTTCTTCACATAACCATATATTTAACAAGTATTTAAGGTTTACGAATCACAGATAATGGGGAAAAGTATGACTAGCCTCAACCCAAGTGACGGCCAACGTCCCAAAGATGTAGAACACTATGATATCCGTTTCCTACGTCCCCCCCTAGCCTCAGCTAAAACCCTAACCCTCATAAACGCCTGGGCAATAGACACGGTCCCCCCCAAGAAAAGCCCCACGATGTCACCCCAATAATAATAGGTATCCGGCCACCTAAGCAGGTATCCACAATACTCCATGCCAAGCGAAACCTGTATTGCCCCAACCACAACCAGCAACCCCGTCAACATCATTTCAACCAAACAAACCATACGCAAACAAGTATAAAAGACTTATGGAACCAACCAAATACCCACCCAACACTACCAATATACTCATAACATACCACCAATACACAACCAATAAAGTTATAAGATAGTATCCCAACCCTATGTACAGGGAATATACACTCCCGCCTCCCTTAGACATATCTATTAAGCGCGGGATAGGTGATAACATGGACTTAACATGGGTAATTATAAAGACACTCTTCTACGCTTTCCTCTGGGCCGTCTTTGGGTATCTCTCAAGACAAACAGATGAAGGATTCCAACCAGAAAAACTATTATCTACACTACTCGCGGCCACCATCGTGGCCCTCCTCAACGTATTCTGGGGAATAGACCCAGAAATAGGAGAAAACGCATATCTGGTTTTCATCGTGAAACCGGGATTAATCGGGGTAATAGATAAACTGATAAAAGTTATCTGGAGAAGAACTGGTCTAAAGACGTGGTGGGAAAACCTAGATCGGTGAAGCATCTGACGCGTAAAACCCGCAGAGGACATCGCAGCGGAGAAGCAGAGCAACGCCGATACGTCAACAGACTCATCAGCAAAGCCGCTTACCGAGACCTCAAAAAAGCGGAGAGCATCAACGTCCTCACGCCAGACCAGATAAACCAGCAACTGCACGAACAATACGAGAACGTAATCATATATGAGCACCTTCAACTAGAACGCGGACTTGTCCTCAGTGATCCTCGTGGCGAGGGAGAGCTTCAACGCCACATAGAAGAATAAGTGACACAAATGTCACAAAGTAAAACCATTCGACTCACCAAAGAGAAGAGAAAACAATACATCAAAGACAACATTGCACAGTACACTCAGGACGAGATAGCGGAGGCGTGTGGTGTTATTCGTGAAACCATTAGCCGCGACATTCGGGAGATGCGGGAGTCTGGTGACTGGTTTGAATGGATCGAGACTGAGCTACTTCGGTTACATAAGTCTCATGACATTGATGATAACACCAAGTATAAAGAGATGAGCAAACTCTACGCGAAGGGTATAACCACTAAAGCCGAGGTATATACTGAGGGAACTCAGACAATAAAAGTAGTGTTCGACAGAGACATGAAGGATGAGTCTCAAGATAGCGTATAGTCCACATGAGACGCAGAAACCGTTTCACCGTGAACGCCACCAATACAAGTATCGACTCCTCTGCGGCGGAACCGGCTCAGGTAAAACGTTTGCGGGCGTCGTGGAAGACCTCTACTGGTGCCTAACCTATCCGGGAATAGTTGGCTACGTCTTCGAGCCGTCATACCCGATGGTTCGCCGAATTCTATTACCCACCCTTGAGAGGCTCCTCGGCTTCCCTATGGAGTCAAACCCCACCGTCGCCAACTACAATAGAGGCGACATGAAACTCACATTCAAAAACGGCAGCACACTATGGATGGGAAGCCTCGACGACCCAGAACGAGCCGAGGGACCGAACATAGACTTCATCCACGTCGACGAGGCGCGGCTCATCAAGAAGTTCGAGTTAGCGTGGCGCGTTATTCAGCGCCGTCTCCGTGGAAGCGGAGGCGAGCACCCCATCGGGGCCTGGGTGACAACCACACCAGATGCACCTGGCAGCCCCCTATTCAACTTCTTCGAGCACCCCCAGAAACATGACCCCCAATCCAACCTATATAGGATGCGTCTCGACGATAACGTTCACCTGAAACCCGACTACATTGCGGCGGTGAAACGCGCCCACACCGGCGGCCTATATAAACGTTTCGTCGAGGGCTTGTTCGCGGATGTCGGCGCGGGGAGCTTCGACTTCGACTATACCATCCACGTACAGGGCTTTGAACAATACTATGACCCGGACGCAATAAGGAAACTCGTATATGGTGTCGACTTTGGGTGGACAAACCCCAGCGCCGTCATAGCCATAGCTATGGATGGTGACGACCGGGCGTTCGCAATAGAAGAAGTTTATGATTCTCAACTAAGTGAAGATGATCTAATAACTGAGTGTGACCTCATGAAAGAAAAGCATGGGGAAGGAACTTTCTGGTGCGACTCTTCTGAGCCACGTACAATCACCGCATTACGCCGGGCACACCTAGACGCCAAGCCTAACAAGTCCAAACGAGATGACGGCATAAGGGAAATAGGCGGCAGACTCAAGGACGCGGGAGATGGAAAACACCGACTCTACGTTTCCCCCGAATGTGTGAACCTCATCGAGGAACTTCAGATATACGACGCAGAGAAGAAGGAACACGACCACGCAACCGACGGACTTCGATACGGGTTGATGGGGGCTAAGGATCGTCCGGGGCGAATAGAGGGCACCACAGTTTACCGTAAACGGGAGATAGTGATATGAGCTTCAACTTCATAGTTTGCCCCAAATGTAAAGAGGTTATTTACCTCATACGTATAGGGCCAGCGGGCTTGAATGAGGGGCGGCCCGATAGCAAGATCATATTATGTGAAGCCTGCACATATGTGTTCCGCACTAATGGTAATACGTGGCGAGAGGAACACGGATTTCTAGAGTGAATAACATGTTTGAACAAATACGGAAAGCATTACACCTCCCCAAAAACGAGTTAGGGAAACAGACCATCAACCGGAACGTCAACGACATCACCATAAGTGTCTCCGAGGGGCTTAGCGAGACAAGGCAGATAACGGTGACTAACTGGAACCAAGAACTAGCGTTCGACCTATTCAAACGGGTAAGAGACGAGTTGAGGGAGAACCCCCGTGAATCAACGCTGTAGCCGGTGCGGGTCAGCTATCCCGTTCGAGGCGTGTCCTACTTGTCCCCCCATGATATATATATGTCTCGTATGTGGAACAGAGAACCTCGTAGAGCCATCACCTCTAGATCAAGTAGAAGAAGTGATAAAACGGTTTAAGGAGAGACAAGTTGACCGATAACAGAGTATTCAAAGCAATCGAAGCCATAAGCACACGCATCGCAGGGCCACGGACTCCGCTTCCACATGAAACCCCATCCATCCGCGAATCTCATCCCGTGAGTGGTGTTCGAGTTCCTAGCTACTATATGAAGGAACGACACAGTTTCAGGGAAGCCACAAGTCAAGGGACAACCACCAAAGTCAAGGGGCTCAGCGGTTTCTACACATGGTATGAGACAGACGGCGTAGTATTCGCATCCATAAACGGATTAGCCGAGGCGGCAGTAGGTCAAGGATACCACACCACCATAGAGGAAGAGGAGCCAGAGAAAGCTAAGGAGCTTGTCGACGAATTCGGCAAAGAGATGAATCTCGACACGTTCCTACCCAACGTCTGCAAGAACATGCTGATAGCGGGGTTCGTCTGCGTCGACACAAGGATAAACAAGTTCCCAAGCAAGTGTGCCCTCAAGATCATTCACCCGAAGACGATTAAAGAGATAGTGATGAACGATGACGGCTCCGTCAACAAGATCATACAGAAAAACCCGGAAGCCGGAAAGAGCGACATCACAATAAAAGGAGAATACATAACCTTATTCATCCACAACCAGATAGCCAACGACCCTACCGGCACAAGCATAATCAAACCCGTTGAAACACTGCTCACCACCAAACACGTCGCAATAACCAACATCTCCAAAATCATAGAGAAACGCATGTTCCCCGACATCATCTGGAAAACCACCCGCGACCCCGCAGGACTCAAAGAACTGCTCGGGCAGAAAGAGGTGGACGAAGACCTCGTACTCGGCTGGTTGGAAGAAGGTGAACTCGCAAACGTGGCCCAGATCGTTGAGATACAGGGCAACACACGATATGAGGGCTACATCGACCACATAGATAGACTCATCTACAAGGGACTCTACTCACCGGACCTCTACTATTGGAAGGACGCGACCCTGGCCAGCGCCAAAGAGCTTACAACCATCGTGGACCGCAACATCAACAGCATCCAGCGAAACGTGGAACGCGGCGTAGAAGCCGGTTTCTTCAGACGCCTCATGAAAGCCAACAACCTGGACGCAGAGCCTAAGATGGTGTGGGGACGGGAAACTACTGGGGCGGAAGACCTACAGATGGAGAACATCGTAAGCACCGCCATCACGGTGGGTCTTATCGGCCCTAAACAATTAGCTCGGCTGCTTCAGTTGATGGGGCTCGACCTCGGTGAACTAGGGTACGAATCACCCGAAGCCGAGCCGGAGGAAGAACCTGAGCCAGAACCAGAGGAAGAGGAACCTGAAGAGGAGCCGGTAGAGGACGAAGAGGAAGAGCGGCTGATGGAAGATGTCTAAATACGTTGGCATCTACGTCGACGAAGCATTGAAGACGCCGCTACTAACCACCGTCAAGGACGGTAAAGAAGTACCATACCTAAGATTTGGGAACCTAGATGTAGAGCAAGAGAAGACGTATGTCCTCTACCTAGAAAACCAGAGCACCGGAACCATAGAGAACCTGGAGATCACGGCTCAACCCATAGACCGCCGAGACGTAACGCTAATCATCAGAAACGGCAGAGCACTCAACCCCCTAGGCATGGCGAAAGTGCATAAGTTCTATGTGTCGTGGCGGTGGGGCGACAACGTCAAAGCTGGGCCACTTGAGGCGATCATAGACATTAAAGGCGTGGTGGCGAACGAGTTAGTATGACCCCAATCTATAAGTGGGTTCCCGGCGGACGGAAGATCACGCCGGAGGACTGGAACGTTCTAGTAGGTGTCTTAGAGTTAGAGACACCGAAAACTGTTCCCGAGGATGGAACCTATAAAGTTACAAACCTATATGTTGTAGTAGAGAACGGTAATCCTAAACTTAAGATAGAGTATGATGATGGAGAATAAAGGGACGTGAAAAGAATTGGTTAAACAAAGTTTTGTGCTTGACCCAAACGCGGCGAGCTATACGGATGACGAGATCGTGGGTAAAGTTAACGCCGCCACCGCAACAATAACCCGAGTCGGCTTCACCGATCTAGATAAGATCAGTGAAGGCTCAACCAACAAAACATACACGGACACCGAGAAAACAAAGCTCAGCGGAGTAGAGGAAAACGCAACCATAGACCAAACAGGTGTAGAGGTGCGTGACCTCATCATAGCGTTAAGCGACACTGAACGTGGAATAGTGGTAACTGACCCCACAACAGGCGAATACAAGGTCATAAGCATCGAACGTGACGCAACGGGAAAACTGAAGATACAGTATGAAGACGTAGCTGAATAACGGTGACTAAACAGAGTGTTGAAGTCGCCCACCCAGAACTCGTAGGCGGAGACAGCACAACACTTCACACCCATCCAGGGGGAGGTGGAGGCGGCCTAGTCGATAAATCTGGGATCGTTACAAGCAATGGATCAGGCGAAGCCACCGTATCTTTCAACACTAGTTACGGAAGCACAGGTTATTTCATACAGTTAACTGCCGGTGAAAGCATAGATGCCACCATGTGTAACGTGAAGACTGGGACAAAAACGGTTTCCGGGTTCACGCTTGTAACGATGGATGATGGAGGTAAAGCCGAGCCCAGTATCAGTGTTTATTGGTGTACTGGATTATATAGTAACCCATAGGTGAAGCCATGTCCCTCCTATTTGATGAAGAGGCATTCGAAGGATACGGGTTCGCCCTCTCTACCCCCAGCGTCTCCCCCACAACGGCGGGTGCAGGACAGGTTGAGCGCATCCGCGTGTATAAGCGGACCCGGTTCCTCACACACCTATTGCTCATGGGGGCAATAGAGAAGCCGTTCGAGGAACAATTAATCATAGACGCCGACCCAGTTCACAGTTTCAACGAGTGCATATACTTGGCAGCCATCCCCGTGAAGCCATTCACCGAGTCACTGTATCTTGCGGGGGCGGTTAACATTATGGAGTGGCTATACCCTAGTCTGGAGACAACGAAAGAAGTAAAGGAAAGTTAAACAATGAGCGCGCCTTTAAGCAGAAACAACATAACCACATTCGGAGACCGGATACTATACCGAATGAGTCAAGTCTACCCAGCGGCAGCCGTCGACGCACCATGCCCGTGGAGTGAAAGCTGGGACGGCATCCTGGTGGTGCTTGAATACTACCTGACAAGGGGGTATAGGTTCACATGACTTACCCTTGTGCAGTGCGTGAGAACCTCGTCAGCCTAGGAACCCGGTTGTTATGGGGGATGCAACAATACGGTAGCATCGAGAACTATGAGATTGTGACAGGCGAGATCGCGGAGCCTACTACCGTGAGTAGAGGTGATGGTCACAGCGTTGCGGTGGAGTACAGTGACTTTACGCCTAACAGGATGGTTAAATGGATCAGAGGCTCAGGGGACACCAAGTGGTTTGGAGTTGAGTTGCTGTGACTAAGTACCGTTACACGATGAAGATAACCGCTGAGAAGCTTGCTGACCTCATCGAATCCGCCATCGCTAGGCGACCTGATGAGATGGGTAAATCTGGGCTTCACACCTTCAGCTTCACCTTTAAGGATGCAGATGTATCCGCTTCGGAGCGTCAGGCGGCGTTGGATGCGCTTCCTGAGTGGCTGCGACTAGTCTACAGTTTTGAACGAACCGTAGTAAGCGACGAGGAGACGTAGCCTTTGAGCGTTAAGGTTCATGAAGCGTACTCGATAGACAGTTTCCAAGACCGCCTTCTCTGGTGGGACGACTTCCTCGGTGATCAGTTGCAGGATGAGTGGGCGTTAACTGTTGTCGGTACTGGGGCTGGGGCAGTCGTTGATGCTCAAACAGGTGGTGTATATAGGTTACGTGCTCCAACGAACGCTACGAATGATGTGGCTAGAATAGATTGGGGTGGAGGTACACCAATCCGCAGTCTCTTAGCATCAAAGAAAGTCACTATGGAAGTAAGGGCAACGTTATCCTCTGTTGATGATGCCGAAGCATGGTTGGCGTTGTGGTATGATGCTACACATATGATAAGGTTCCGTTTTGATGACAGTGCTGGGAATAATTGGCTCATAGAGACGGATGATGCAACTGGGCCAACATCCGCTGATAGCGGAATAGTAACAGATGTTTCTTATCATATTTTTCGCATTGAGTGTTTCCCGACGGGCGAGGTACACTTTTACATAGACAACATTGAATGTGGGAACAGTCCAGTAACAACGGATATTCCATCGGAGTATCTTATGCCGTATCTTTACATAGAAACTCAAGCAGCGGCAGAAAAGCAACTAGATATTGATTACTGTGTGGTGAGGCAGGAAATATGACTTATGATACTTTAGCTCAAAGGGTGATAAAAGTTGAGTGTTAAGACTCATGAGCCGGTGTGCCTAGACTCGGCGATGGATAAGTTCTTCTGGGGCGACCACTTCCTCGGAGACCAAGTACAGGGTGAGTGGCGTGGGGCTGGTACAGGTAGTGTTGCTGTAGTTGATGGACAGATAGGCGGAATAGCACGGATAACCACGGGGGCAGTGACAAATGACACTTATTATATTGATTGGAACAATAGTAGAATACTTCACGTAGATAAGAAAGTAACTATAGAGATAAGAGCTAAACTCGAAACCGCTTCAAATATTCAAATACAGTATAGACTTATGTTTGATGTAACTAATTTAATTTCGTTTTGGTTTAACTCGGGGGCGCACGCTAGTTATAGACTTTACGTGAGGGATGACGGTGCTACAACTAATGTGGATTCCGGCGTAGCGCCTGACACTGATTATCATGTGTTTCGTATAGAGGCTTTTCCAACCGGCGAGGTTCACTTTTATATAGATGGTGTAGAGTGTAGTAATAGTCCAGTTACTACCAATATTCCCGCTGATGCAGGAGATTACCTACAACCATATTTAGCTGTTACAACGTTAGAAGATGCCACAAAATATGTAGATTTTGACTACGTTGTGGTTCGCCAAGACCGCTGAGTTATGATACTTCAAGATAAACAATGACAACCCTAGACATCGTCCTCCCCGTCCTCGCATTCGCGTTACCGGTATATATCATCCCAGAACTGTTGATACGCCTAGGTTGGGTAAAGAGAACCAAGTCCAAGGAAATGTGAAACCCAGATGAGTTACACGGGTATAGTGCGAGAAAGTCTTGTCAGTCTAGGCGATCGCCTCCTATGGGGCATGCAAACATATAAGGCAACCGAAGAAGGAGAAATACTTCTCTCCATAGAAGCCGAAGCCTTCGGAAGACCAGCGGCGAACACCCCCACCGTAGTAGACCAAGATAACCTCACCCTCTACAGTTTCACACTAAACACCGACTTCATGACCTACAAGTTTCCGGTTCCCTGGGAGTTAGTCTCCGGCGAAAACATACAGATCAACGCCGTGTGGACAAACGACGGCGGCGTAGACGACAACGCAAAAGAAGTAAAAGTCCAGATAGACTACCAGACCGCAGCCGAAGGAGACCCGGTCTCAGGAAGCCACGCAAACAGCCCTAAAACACAGAACGACACATATACTAGCGCAAGTGGGTGGATAGGACACCACACAGACTTCATGACCATCGCAAACGCCGACTTTGTGGGGAAACTATGTATCTTCATGAAAATATCGTTCATCACCCCTGATGGAGTAGCCTTAACCTGTAAACCTCATCTACTAGGAATATGCCTAAAATATATAGCACACAAGGTAAAAACAACATGAGTCGAAGAATCAAGGTAGACATAGGCACCCAGGACAGGGAGACAGCCGACCTCACCCGACGCCTCAAAGGAGTAGAACTCAACTACCGTTTCGGAATAATAGATAAGGTACGCGCCAAACAGATGAGCACAAGAATAATCGACGACCACTACCACACACTCCTCAGCCTCACACGGGGACGCCTCGGCTACAACCTGAAACGCAATGTATCCCTCACCCCCGAAGATAAGAGACGCCTCGACGGTTGGCGGGACCAAGCAATACGCGACTTCGAGGCAATAATAGATGACACACGCCAATAACTGTACCTGCCCACACTGTAACAGCCTATACGAGAAACGGGCGACAAGCGACTACTGGCGAACCCCACAAGGCATCGCTAAACGTATAGAGATGCTTTCACAGAACTTCACCTATAAAGTAGTAAACAACAGCCTCATGTTCTACGGACAATCGGCGGGCATCAACTATGTTCGATGGGTGACGATGGGAGACGAACGTGTATGTCCTATATGCGGTCCCTTGGAGGGACGTGTGTATCGGAAAGGGCAGTTCCTTCCCCCTTTGCCCGCCCATCAAAATTGTAGATGTAGGTTTGAATTAATACGAGTGCCTGAAGAAGTGCAACCTGAACTCGTACCCAAGATAACTGGCACAGGCTTCCTAGTAGATGCGCCTCAGTGGAGCGCGAACCTTTCTACCATCGCTAAGGCGGCGGCACTCATACTGTTATTCACCGTGGTTAACCGGGGTGAACGGGCGGCACGATACACTGAGCTACAGAGACTATTGATATTGCAGGGATATAACCGTGTAGAGGTGGAGGCTAGGAGCGACGAGGAACTAGAGTTCTGGTTACGCCGTGGCTTCAAGCAACGTAGAACCGGTAGACTTTACAAGAGAATCTAGGTTGTAGATAGAAGGAATGATTAACATGGATTCAATAGAAAACGCCCAAAACGTAGCTATAATAAAAGAAAAACTGAATAGTTTAGATGACCGAGTCACAGAACTCGCCGGAAACTATAATGCGTTAAGCAAAAGTTTCTTCGTACTCAACGAGTGCCACCACCAGATAAACATAGATAACGCGACGCTGAGAGCCGAACTGAAGACAGTGAAAACGATCATTATGTGGGTTGTCTCACCCTCCGCAGTGTTCGTGTTTATAATTCAATTAGCAAAACTATGTGGGATGATATAATGACAAGATGTGAATTCCTGATCTACGAACAGTCTAAAAGCTGTTCCGGCTGCACTGGCTGGTTCTGTGTCGTCAAAGGACGGAAGAAGAAGGTTGGCGACGCCGCCATCTGTAATGATGAGGAACTGTGGAGCGAATGCACCCGCTACCTACAGGTCTACCCCAAACCACCCGACCTGGAGATTGAACCAATCGTAGAGTTCTCATCCACCGAAACCTTTGACGAACCCCTTTATCTGGAGGATGTGTTGCTGGAAGACGAGATCACGGACATCCCCAAACCGACTCCACCGAAACCAAAACCCCTACTACAAACATGTCTCTACCTTGGGCCTCCACCCCCCGGCGTACACACCTGTTGTGGACTATACTGCTACGCTGAGAATATATCGGTAAGAACAGGGACCACATGCACAAGCCGCCCTTCATGGCTGGAATGTATCAAACGGTTAAGAGCCGTAAAACGAGGTGTACCATATGCCGTGGGATGAAACCGACCAGTATATACGAAGTGGGCACCGGACGCCCGGGTCAACATGCCGCACCATCACCATCAGTGATGATCAGGGAATAAAAGCCATTTACTGTAAGTATGGTGCCACATGGGGTATACAGAGTTACCTATTCAGTAAGGCGAAAGGCTGGAACATGAGTAAAGCAAAGTCATGGTTCAGCAGTCACAAGGAAACCATAGTGGGCACTGAGAAACTGAACCCTAACTCACACACCGACTTCATCCAGTTCTATAACGATTTCATAAACCTCTACGACGAAGAACTAGGTGACAAAAAATACTATGCCTTCCTCAAAGCCTACGGACTAGACGAAACAAAGAGTTATGCAAGTCAATTGACACGAGAATGCCTAAACGGTGTATGTGAAGCATTCCAATGGACCAAACCACTCATACAATACATCCGTGACGACAAGGACGCTAAATATTATAAGGTTCGAGCATTAACCGCGTCACTAAGCGCAAACAAAAATGATTATCGTGATCTCGTTGAATTAGAAAAGTCTGCGCGAACAATGGCGGGGGCAGTAATTAATATCAACCACGACCATTCACGGACTCTTCCTCATCCAGATAATAAAGTTGTTTGGGCAGAATACGAAGACAAAGCAGTTGAAGCAGTAATAAAAATACACAACAACCAGAAAGACATCCAAGATAAACTAGATAATGGAGAGATCGTCAATCCAAGTATTGAAGGCGATCCACTAGGAGGATATACGACGCCAGAAGGCACTAAAGTTCCAGTATGGTATAACTTCACCGCCCTCGCCCTCCTAGAGAAAGACAAAACACTCCCAGGGGTTCCGTCAACCTACGGCTTCGAGCCGCTATTCCTGAACGAATCCCTAGGCCGAAGCCTTGTAGAATCCTTGAGTATGGAGAAAGATAAAACTAAGGAAAAAACAATGACAACCCCAGAAAAGGTTGATCTCGAAGCAACAAAACAATTAAAAGAATATACCGGAATACAGGGCATGGACGTTTGTGGACAATGCAAGTTCTACGAAGAACTAACTAACACCACAACCCAAGCATCCGCCGCCCCCGGGAGCGACGGCACAGTCACACACAGCGCAGGAGCCGTCGGCCCCGGCGTAGGAAAATGCAGCGTAACAGGCGGATACATCCGTAAAGCTGACTCAGTATGTACAGACGGTAGACCAAGAGATCGACCAACAGATCTAGATAGGACGATTGAAATGAAGGAAATAGAATTAGAAGCCAAAAACATGGTGTTGGGCCAAAAAGTAGTTGACCTCGAAAACCAGGTGCTTCTTGAGAAACAGCAAACACGAGCCGCAACCGAAGGCAAACTCGCCGCTATGAATGAAAGCCTAGCCAAAGATGAACTCAACAAACGACAGCAACTCGACATCGCTGAGAGTCAGGCTAAAGTTGCTACAATGACTGAGCGACTGGAAAAGGAAGACCTAGCTAACCGGAAACTAAGCAACGAAAACGCCCACTTCAAAGTGAAGTCCGAGGCTCTCGAAGAAGACATGAAACTCTTCAAAGAAAGATTGGATCGCCTACAAATCGAATTAACTGAACAGAAAACCCTCGTAACCCGTCTAACAGAAAACCTTAAACGCGCCACCACTAAAGCCAACGACGAATCCGCCCTCCGCGCTCAAGCAGTACAGCGGGCCATCGACGCAGAGAACAATTCGGCTGAGATACAAGGCGAAAATGCGTTATACATAGAACAACTCTCCGGCAAGAGCCAGGAAATCTATGACAGCACCAAAGCACGAAGTGAAGGCGCAAAACGCGAGATGAAGCTCCAAGAGGATCTAAGAGCACAACGCGAACGATACGACAAACTAACAGAAGAGTACCGCGAACTGAAACGCCTATACAACGAACTACTAGCGGGCCGGAAGAAAATCAAGGTCCAAGTGAAGGTGTAGGTGACACAGGATGGCAGCAAACTATCCCGTTGAGGGACTCATCGGACGCATAAGCTTCGGTGGAGCCGTCGTCGGACATCTACTCGGCGTAGAGTTAAGTGGAGACCGGAACACCACACAGTACCGTGCCATGGGCACCTACGCAACCACAAGCATCCTCAAAGGACGAAGAAACTTTGAGGGAAGCGCAAAGAAAGCCTTTATTTGTGGCGACTTCCTAACACTCTTCCTGAACGACTGCACCGAGTACCAAGGCAGCTTCTTCCCACGATACGGCGTATGTGTCGGCGGAATCACCGCCTGTGGCACCATCGCAGGGACACTGGTCTTCAAAAGCTGGCGTCTCACCGGATGGGAAGCAGAAGCCGAGGCCGCGAAGATCGAGGAAATCACCTTCGACATCTATAATATAACCCAACCCTAACCCTCCCCGACTTTTTAGGGGCTAGACTGTAGACTCATTATCACCAACTAGATAGTAGGTGATCCTTGATGGTGACCTCAAGGCTAAACATTATGGTACACCGGCGGACTAGAATCGGGCATGTCGCCGCTAAACTACGCCCAAATAAAAAAGGTGACAAAATTGTCTAATGAAAATGAATCTCCCGTCGAGGTAAACATCGACACCGAAGGCTTGGAGAACCGGATAGTTGACAAGTTCAACGTAAAGTTCACAGCCCTCGAAGAGATGCTTGCCAAGAAGGAAAAGACAGAAGCCCTCAGCGAAAGCACTAAAGATAACAAACCCGTCGACTTCGACTATGAAAAAGGGATACTAGAGAGACTTATAAGCGAACGAAAAAGCGACAACTTCACCCCTGACGAATTCCGGCGTCCCGTGAAATCCGTTTCCATCGTAACCTATAACGAGAAAACCAAGGAACACGAATACAGTTTAACCGAGAGTCTCGTAGAAACCATCGGCACCATCGCACAGGGAGCAGCCAACTGTTGTATCCCGGAGATATGGGCCGACAAGATCGAACGGGATCACGTCTATCCCGGATCAGTGTTCCTCGGAGCCTGGTTCGTAAACTGGTATGACGACATCGAGAACAGGCCCGGCGACACCGTGCGGATATGCCGCGTCGCCCCCGCTGTTTGCGTTGATCTAACCTGTGACGAACCATCAACAGTCGCACCCACCATTGCATGTCCCTCCATCACACTAGAGCACGACGTATGCGCACTCGCCATCTGTAAAAACGATATGGAGTGCGTCCAGACTGGACTCCTTGACGCCCTGAACGAAGGACTCGGCTCATGCCTACAGGTATGTGTTGACAATTACTTTTTCAACGTGGCGCTAAGCTGCACCAACGCTGGAACCCTAGTCTGCACCGGCCCAATGGCTGGCAGCCTCATAGTTGAGGCAATGGGTTCGATGATGGCAGGTACGTACACCCCAGTTAAGGTTATCATGCACCCAGTCGTATGGGCATCGCTCATGCAGGACACCCAGTTCAGCTACGCCAACCGCTTCGGAGCACGCGACGTGGTCTTAGGTGGAAGGCTAGAGCAAGCCTACGGCCTTGAGATCAACGTAACCCCCAAGGGTACGCTGATCCTGCCCGCTTGGGACTGGAGCGTATCCGGTACGTACCGGACGCTTCTGTTAGCTAAGGGTGCTCTCGCTGGTGCGATGAAGCACGGGATAACAATTGAGACAGAGTATTCGCCACGTCTCCAGAAGAAGTGGATCATAGCCGACATCAAGTATGGCGGCGTATGTCTGCATCCTGACGGAATCTTCTGGATACACACGGTAGAGACTCCATTCAGTTGTTAAACGCTTAACTGACACTTTCTTCCTTTCTTCTCCGCCATTATTTCCCTCTGGGGGCGGAGCAATTACCCTTCGTGGTATAAGTAACTATATCTAAGGAGATGTAGAGTTGAGTAAGAAACGAGAAATCAAATATTCAAGTAGTAAACAGTTTGTCGGTAGTGCCGATCCAGAAACCTATGGGGAAGGATACTTCCTACATGCAGAAGGTAGCAACTATGGCAGAGGCCCCTTTGCCCCATACGACGAGACATACCTAGTCAGAAACCGGGAACTCGCTAAACGGATAATATCCACCATACCTCGCCTAAGCTCCGTCCTTGTTCTCGGAGCGGCTCGGGGATACCTCGTTAAAGCCTTCAGGGAACAAGGCGTAGACGCTGTCGGCGTGGATATAAGTCAATGGGCGGTAGAAAACTGCGCCGAGGGCATCGAAGACTACATGTACTGTGGTGACATCTGTGACCTCAGTTTATGGGAGGACAAGTCCTTCGACCTCGTAGTTGGCCTAGATGTGTTTGAACACATCACGGTTCCCGACCTTTACAAAGCAATGGATGAAGCCGTCCGCGTAGGAAAATCACTTATTCTAGATGTCCCCATCCTCCCACATGACGATGAACCCGATCAGAGTTATGGCACCGATGCAACCCACGTCAGTTGTTACTCTAAAATGTGGTGGCTACAAGGGTTCATGGCGCGTGGGTTGGAACCCTTCGGACAGGTAAGTGAATACCTATACCCAGAGGAACACGAAAACTCGCCGTGGCCAGATGGACACGATCACGGTGTAACAGTATGGTTCCGCACCCCCAAACCAGTTCCGACACCAGAAAACATTCCAGAGCCTAAGATCGCCCCCAACGGCAAAGACTTTAAGATCTTATGGTACGCGAATGCCCATTTCTGTGGGACTGGATACGGCGTAGGAACCGCCGGGGTCATATTCGACCTACTAAAACACTACAGTGTCAGAAACCTAGCCTTCTACGGACTAGAGGGAAAAGCACTTGGGTTCAACGAACTTGTCACGTATCCGAAGCGGTTCTGCCCATTCGGAAGCGACGCCGCCGCTCTTCTATGCAATCGCTGGAAACCAGACATACTTGTGACCTTATTCGACATCTGGATCGATGAGTCGGCAAGCCGCGTCGGTGGACCCGGGTGGCTAAGCTCTATGCACCCTCGATGGGTGCCCATCATCCCCGTTGATCATGACCCCATACCGCCCCCCACGCTTGTGCCTGCCAGAAAAGCCTATAAGCCTGTGGCGATGAGCCGTTTCGGTCAGAGGCAACTTGAAGCAAATGGCGTTCCATCAACATACATACCTCACGGTGTGGACACAACGCTGTTTAAGCCTTCACTGGATAAGGTGGCTAGCCGTCAACATCTTCACGACATTTCGGTTCCGCTTATATCTGGAAAGGAGGAACCGTGGCCTGAGGACTGCTTCGTCATCGGGAAGGTGGCGGCTAACAAGGACACTAAACGTAAAGGCTTCGACACCGACGCCCAAGCTCTGCGACTCTTCTTTGATAGCAACCCGGACGCTAGAAAGGATACGCGGGTGTTCATGCACACACTCCCACGGTTCCCCGGCGGCTTCAACATCGATCACTGGTACGACCTCTGCGGGGTCTCACAGTACGTAAAGGTCATCGACGAGTTCTTCTGGTATCAGGGACTCACCTATGAGGACATGTCAAAACTCTATGGAGGCTTCGATGTGTTGCTGAACGCTAGTAGAGCCGAAGGGTTTGGCATACCGATCATTGAAGCAGCTTCCTGCGGTGTCCCGTCGATAGGTACAAACTTTACGTCGATGCCGGAGCTAATCGGGGGACATGGGTGGCTCGTTGATAAATATGTTAGAGACCTCACCCCTGCACTGAGCTTCATAGCAGTCCCGGATGTGTATGAGTTAGCCGACCACATATCTGAAGCCTACAATAGCCCCGATAAGACCGCCCGCTACGGTGAAGCCTCAAGAGACTTTGCGTTAAACTTTGACTGGAAAAAAGTTGTTGTACCTCTCTGGAAGAATCTTATTGAGGACATCAGAGAAGAAATACGTCCAAAGACCCTGAGCGAAAGGAGGAAGATGCTATGAGTGTCATGATAGGAGTCGCAATAAAGAACAGCGCCGTGTGGCTCCCCCGGTTTTTATACCAACTAGATAAACTTAGTGACGTAAGCCGCGTAGTATTCATCTATGGACCAAGCCAAGACCCAACCCTTGATATATTGAAACTATGGGAAAACGAGACTGCCCATTCAACGGAGATCATCTTAGAACCGATGATGAAAAACCCGTTATCCGCAGCCGAGATAGCGCCGCTCTACGAAGACTTCCAGAACATCATTGGAGAAGAGGGGTGGGAAGATGAAACACATTTCCTGCTCATAGACTCTGACATCATGGAAGTTCCAGATGACCTAATTCAACGATTGAAAGAACAGGATAAGGATATCATCGCTCCCTTTGTCTGGGTTGACCGCGCAGATCCACCCCAGTTCTTTGATACACACTGTTTCAGATTCTACAGTTATAGGTTCCATCCCTTCAGCCCGCCGGACCCCTACGATGGCAAACCGTTCGAGGTTGACAGCGTCGGCTCATGCTACATGGTGAAACGCGAAGTCTTTGAACGAGTCCCTTACGAGAACCCCCATCCACACATGAAGTTCTGTGAGAACGCGTTGAACGACGGCTACGAAGTTTGGGCACACCCTAGAATAAAGATACTGCATCTCGACGTCCAGAAAGTAGGATTAACGAAGACACCTATCGAGATACTGAGAGGGCAGGCATTCGCACCACCGCCCTTCATAAAGAAGGATGGAACAGTTGTCGAAGAAGAAGTGTTTGCCTCAGACCTGATAAACGCCTACGTCTGGGGCACCACAGAATGACTGTTGAAACCATTCAAACAGTGGATATAGAAAACCCCCTCTACTCCGTAGTTGTTCCAATACGAGACCGATGTGGACACATGCTCCGCAACTGTCTGCGAAGCATAGAACTACAAACTCTAAAACCCATAGAACTAATCCTAGTAGACTATGGTTCAACACCTGAGAACCACCAGAAAACATTAGATATGTTGCCGCCATGCACCGTGTACCGATGCGAAACAGATGAACCGTGGAACCTCTCCACCGCCCGTAACATCGGGTTACGAAGATCATGCGCCAAACATGCATGCGTTCTAGACGGCGACCTAATAATGGAGCCACGCGTACTAGAATCAGCCCTCCAAATACATAACGACTATCCCCCATGCTATATCACCACCCACGTCATATTGCTTAGCCCTAACGCAATAACAAGCAAAGTAATAGAGTTACCCCGTGACTATGATGAACTAGTTAGAGCGCCATTCATCAAACGTGCCGAAGGTTGGGGCGGATTCACGAGTGCACCGACCTCATGGTGGTACGAGTGTCAGGGTTTCGACGAACGAATGAAGTGGTGGGGTTGGGAGGACGTGGATATGTGGAAACGGGTAGCGCGAGCAGGACTCGCTCGCAACCGTTTGCAAAGCATAATGTACCCTGACAGCGAAACCTATCATCAATACCACGTTAACGCCCAGGTTGTCGCCATGAAGCAACAACAGATAGAGATATATAAAGCCATAACCACCAACGAACACTATGCGAAACACAGCAGAGGAGTCACTCGTAACGACGAGAATTGGGGGCTATGGCGTGAAGATTAGTGCTGCCCTCATCGCTTGGAACGAAGCACAGACCATTGATCTAGCATTAAAGAGCATATCCAACTTTGTGGATGAAGTAATAATCGCCGACACGGGGAGTTTCGATGGCACCGTCAAGAAGGCAGAAGAGTGTCTCTCAGAATATCATATAAGTGGTGAAGTATTAAACGTTAAAGCAAACACATTGGGGCAAGCCCGCCTCGCAGCTATAGAGAAAACTATATATGACTGGATACTACTAATAGACGCAAATCTCGTCCTTTCCGAAGCCCTAAAAAAAGAATTAGGGGAATCCCAAAAACACGGTTTTCTCGGTATGGTTCGCAGTCTCAACCTTATGGGTGACTATGAACACTATTTTACGCCTCTTCCATTACATGATCACCATGACACCCTATTTCACAAGTCAACGGTTACATGGTTAAACGATCTAGATAGACCGATTCCTCTCGTTAACCGAAGACGTCTAAAACGGTGGGCGATCAACCTCAGCCGAGTTCGTCCAGCGTGGCGTAGTTGGTATCGCGGGGAACCGTTTGACCCTGATTATTATAACCCAAAAAATAGGAACCCACTTCATGAAGCCGCGACGATGGACCTATGGACGCACAACGGTAAATTTAGTTCCCTTGTTGAGTATATAGAGACAAAAAGGGGGTTATCCTTGGATGATGTTAAGAGGATAGCACCCGAATGGTATCTTAACCAACTTAACCGTTTTGCCGAACCATTGTGCCCCCAATTCAGACGAGGACTTCCAGAACCAATTATAGAAGAACAACGGACACCGCGATATAGTTTAATCTATCAAGGAGGAAAAATCATTGGCAGATACCCAACTCTCTAGCGGTATGATCTGTTGGAACGAAGCACAGACCATTGATCTAGCATTAAAGAGCATATCCAACTTTGTGGATGAAGTAATAATAATTGACACCGGTTCCTTTGATGGTACACAGAAAATAGCAAGAGAAACAATCGACAACCTCAACCTTAGTGGCCAAATAAAAGAAGTAACGATAACAAAATTATTCGATGCCAGATTAAAAGCCTTCCAACTTTGTGATGGCGACTGGATGCTGATGCAGGACTCTAATCTTGTGCTATCGAATGCCTTAAAACAAGAAATGTTAGGACATATAAAACGTTCTAACGCACTCGGATGCGTAAAAAGTCTTAACTTAATGGGTGACTACGAACATCTCTTTGGCAATCGTCCCTTTATGGCTCCTCACGACATATTAATTAAATTAGAGAAAGCCACATGGGATGAAAGTGCGGATCGTCCCCACTTCATAGGAACAGTAAAAACCCTTTCTAATTGGGCCGTTAATCTTAGCCGGGTACGCCCCGCATGGAGATACTGGTTACGAGGAGAACAATTCGATAGACGCGCCTATAACGATGTAGCTAGACGACACAGTGACGGGCATAAGAACAAATTTAACACACAGTATTCGTGGCAACGACTGGATAAATATACTTCCCCCCTAGAGTACATTGAAGTAACAAAGGGAATGACCCTTAACGACGTTAAACAAGTGGCACCCGCATGGTTCCTGAAACAACTACGCCTTGAAGCTAGACACTTAGTCCCCGCATACAGACAGGACTTACCAGAAGTGATTCAAGACGAATTAAAGAATCCCCGATACAAACTAATCTATGAAAACAACAAGATAACTGGAAGATGGCCAGAGCTTTGAGAATCCTTTTCCTACGCCACAAGGGACTTGACTATGTCGGTGCCCCCGGCACATACCATGACTTTGAGCAAACCGTCGGAAAGATAGCGGAGTGTAAGTGGGCTGGAAAAGAATGGCCTTTACACCGTCCAAACGAGCCGATGGACGCAACTGTTAAAAGGGTTATGCCTGACGCGGATTGGGTGATCGATACAGATGAAGGGTTCAAGGCACCACGTGACAAAGACTACCAGGTGGGACACTTTACATCCGATCTTCACGGAAAATCTATATGTGGCGTTCATACTCCACAAGGACTCCTAGCGTTAATGAACCGCTCCAACTATGATGCTTTGTTCATGAAATATAAATACGTCTATGGTGCAAACTGTAACCCAGACATTTTCCTAACAGATATGAAGGTTCAATCAAGGTTTCTACCTTGGAGCATAGACCCAGAAAAATATCGACCAAACGGAGAAAGGAGGGTTGACGTGGCGTTTCTAGGTGCCTATGGCTCAGTCTATCCTCTACGCAACGATCTGTGGTATGGATTGAATCCGTTTTGTCGTAGACACAACCTAAAACTGTTACTCAAACAGTCCCCCGGTGGCAGTTCATTTAAACGGTATATCCCAAACCTTATAGATGAGGGCCATGTTGTGGGTAGCAGATACCGAGAGGCGTTAAGGTCTACACGCATCCTAATCTTTGGTGGAAGTAGATTCCGTTATCCCATTCAAAAATATTTCGAGGGTATGGTAAGCGGATGCCTGGTCATGGCTAACACACCAGGCGCAGCAGAGGACTTACATTTCAAAGATGGATATAACTTTGTGGATATTAACGTTAATAACTGGAAAGATAAACTACTTTACTATGCTCAGCATAGAGATGAAGCCGAACAAATTTCAGAGCAAGGAAGAAAAACAATAGAAAAATACCACACCCATGACATCCGAGCACAACAATTCATTCAAATGCTCGGTGACTGACATGGCACAAAAAACGAAATTGGTTAAACGCCAGAACACTAAAAACCCGTTATTTTCGATAGTAATACCAATAAGAAACCGTTATGGCATCCAAGTGTGGAACTGTCTTAAAAGTCTTCAATTACAGACTTTACGCGAACTAGAAATAATAGTTGTTGACTATGGTTCCACAAAAGAAAACCATGAAAAACTAATGAATACTTTAAACTCCTTTGATTGTTCAGTTTTCTATTATGAAACAAAGGATTTATGGAGTTTAAGCGTCGCACGGAACATAGGAATTAGAAGAACACAAAGTAACTTCGTTGCAACCATTGACGTTGATTGTATCGTGGAACCCACTGTCATAGAAGCAACATTAAAGCGGTTCCATCTTAATGAAAACTATTTTATTGTAAACCGCGTCTGTCACTGCCCCAAAGAACTAAACGTTCACTCTTTAGAATTACCAAACGACTTCAAACTACTTAGAAAAGAATGTAAATGCACTAAACGAGGCATCGGTGCCTATATTAGTGCTTCACGAGGTTGGTGGTTCAAGGTTAGAGGCTTCGATGAGCGAATAAGGGTATGGGGCACAGAGGATGATGACATTAAGAAAAGAGCTTTAGCCGATGGAAAAATAATGATTGTTTTGAGATTAGGCTCACCACCACTCTTTATTTACCATCAGTGGCACCCCCAGGTTGAACGAGGAAAAGATTTTGATTTATGGGAACAGAGAAACCTGAAAATTTTAAGAGATGATGATTCAATAGAACGGAACACTAAAAACTGGGGTTGTTTTAATGGTTAAAGTGCAGACCCTTAGACAACAGGATTTTGATGTTCCCCCCGCGATCACTATAGTAATCCCTATTAAAGATAGGTGCGGCATCAGATTACAGAACTGTCTACGAAGCATCCAAGTACAGACACACAGAGATATGGAAACCATTATCGTTGATTATGGTTCAACCCAGAAAAACCATGAACAACTATTACAAGACCTATCCCCCTTCGACTGTACTATCTACTATTACCCAACCACGAATATATGGAGTCCCGCCGTCTCCAAGAACATAGGAATCCGCCGTGCCCGTGGAGAATATATCGCGACACTGGACGCAGACTGCATCCTGGAGCCCCACGTCCTCGAAGCCACGTTAAATCTACACACAGAGAAGGGAATGAACTATGTGGAAACCAAGATGGCGTTTCTTCCAGAAGGATTCGACATTAACAATTTAACGTTACCAGAAGACTTTGATAAATGCCGAAAAACGCATACTCTACGAAAGCAGGGTTTCGGTTCCTACCTCTCCGTACATAGATTATGGTGGTTTGGCATCCGAGGATGCGATGAGAGAATGCAGGGGTGGGGTGGCAACGACGATGATATACGGGATCGAGTGCGTAGAAGTGGATATAAGCGAATGATATTAAGTCAATATAACCTACCCCAAACAATGATATTCCACCAGTGGCACACCCCAACACGGGCTGCCTTTGAACAAAAATATGGTGAACCATTTAAGGAGATGTGGCGTAGAAACGTGTCAATAATAAGAAACGATAAAACAACAGTTAGAAACAAGGATAACGATAATTGGGGGGTATTTGGTTGAAGAAGCCAATCTGGTATTTCAGTGTTATGGGTTCCAACCGTGGCGACAAAGCAATACGGGAGGCCGTTAAAACCCAACTAAGTAAACGGGTAGATGCCCCGATAGCGTTTTTCAGTTGCAAGACAGACCTATTGGACATGAACCGTATCAACCAGTTAAACGAAGAAGGATCAATGCTGTTAATCGCGGGTTCCGGCCTCTATTCCAACTATGACTTGGAGAGCGGCTTCTATTTTAGGTGTAATCCAGACAACTTTAAACACATAAAAGTTCCTATAGTGCTACTCAGCATAGGAATGAATAACCATTTAGAGATGGACCGATTCGGCCCACTACAACCAGACACCCTTAAAAATATAAAGGAGTTAAACCAACTAGCCTCACACACATCGACAAGAGACCATAGGACACTAAGAATGTTGTATGACCTGGGTATTGAAAAAGCAGCCTTCGTACCCGATCCAGCCATGTTCTGCCCCAAAACCGCGTTTCCATTCCAACCAAAAAATACTCGTTTAGTTGGTTTAAGTATCGCCCAACACGCAACCATGTTAAAACATCGGCGACAGAAGATAATTGAATTATTCATCGGAGTTTGCCACGCTCTAGATGCCCGAGGTTATACCCCCATCTTCATCAGCCACGATGCCTTAGAACACAACATATATGAAGACTTGAAAGCACAATATCCGGCTCTTCTCTATTATAGCAATGACTCGCCAAGGGAGATGATGTCTCTATATGAGAAATGCGAGTTCACTATAGGTGTTCGCTGTCACTCAAACATCATGAGCTTTGGTTCCTGTACACCATTCATCTGTTTAGCTTATGACCAGAAACAAGTAGAGTTCTGCAAGATAGCCGGGGTCATCCCAATCCTGTTATCTAATAACCCGGAACTTGACCAGATACTATATTATGTTGATCGTCTTCAAGAAGACTTTATACTAACAAAAAGAGATATGTCTCGCCGTTGGCTCGATCTATATAAAATCTTTGCTACCTCGATGGATGAAATCGCGAGGTTGGTAAAATAGGTGGAAGTATATCATAATAAATCTTTCAAGGATTTAACCACCTTCAAGATAGGGGGACCAATAAACAACCTCTACTATCCTGCAACAACCAAGGAACTAGCAACCCTATTATCGACTCGCCACAAGTTTCACATCATAGGTGCTGGAAGCAAGATTCTGGCGGGGGATGGCCCATTTGAGAACGTTATCTGCACCCAACGACTCAACCGACTTCACTTTAAAGGAAACACATTAAGAGTCGATGCCGGGGCATACGCCCCCACAATCTCCCTTGAATGTTCAAAACGGGGATTATCTGGGACCGAGTTTCTCATAGACATTCCAGCCACCATTGGAGGTGCGGTGTTCATGAACGCGGGTTTCATGGGGCATGATATGAGCCAAACCTGTGCCTCAGTTGAATATGTATCCTTCAATGGAAAAATAAAGGAAACCACGGATATACGTTGGGCTCGTCGATGGTGCAGTCTTCAAGGGGTAGGTGTGATCACCTCAGTTACGTTGAATCTAACCCCCGAGGATACCGATAAAATAATGGCACGACTAGAAGAGTATCATAAAATACGGGCAACCTGTCAACCTCAAGGTATGGCGAGTGCGGGGGGTATATTCATCAACCACCGAGTCTTACCGGGTATCTTGAAGGGGTTGCCCTATTTAAGATATGGTGATGCTGAGATAGTGGAAAGGAGTCCGAACTTTATTGTTAACCACGGGTCGGCAACGTTTGGTGATGTTGTTCATCTAATTAATCTAATAGAGAAACACGCCCATGTTCTCGGGCTTTCCATGGATAGAGAAATAAAAATCGTGGAGTGATAAGTTTATGGGTTGGAGAGACATTCTTTTAACCGGAACTACCGGATTCATCGGAACCGAATTGCTTCCCAAACTAAAAGAACGAGGATACCGCGTCTTCACCCTAGAACGATACGTCACTGGACGCATGGGAAAAATCAGGAACCCATCAGACGATCTATGGTTTGCCGACCTAAAAGACGTATTCAGCCTCACAAAAGTCATCCAAAAGATACAACCAGACATCGTAATCCATCTCGGGGCAATCACCTCAGTAGAGTATTCCTATCGGCACCCTCAAGAGGTATTGGAAACCAACTTCCTTGGAACGGTGAACCTAGCAGAACTATGTCGTCGATACGTCCCTAACTTCCAGCAATTCATCTTCGCCAGCACCGCCGAAGTCTACGGAGTATGTGAGGAACTTAACAAAAACGAAACGTTAACCGACCTCATCCCCAATAGCCCCTATTCCGTTAGCAAATATGCAAGCGAAAAATATCTTCACTATCTCCATAAAGCATACAACTTACCCATCACAATCTTCCGCATGTTCAACAGTTATGGACGCAAACGAGACAACTTCTTCGTAGTAGAGAAAACCATCGACCAGATGCTACACGAAGAAACCTGTTACCTCGGAGACCCTGAGCCTGTAAGAGACTTCCTTCACTACAAAGACCAATTAAACGCTTATTTAGTGGCACTTGAAAACCCAGACGCGATAGGTGAAACATTTAACGTAAGTTCAGGGATTGGTGTATCAATTAAGGAGCTTGCAGATAAAGTTGCTGAGTTAACGGAGTTCAAAGGCGACGTTGTTTGGAGAAGTATGCCTCGGCGTCCACTTGATATAATGCATCTTGTGGGATCAAACGAGAAGATACACCGGGTTCTAGATGTACCTGACCCCGTGTCTCTTGACGAAGGATTAATGAAAACAATAGATTGGTGGCGAAACATTGAAGTTTGAGAAAATTCATGGGGATAATCGTGGAGAAATCTATCTAGTTTTAGATGCTCTCCAAGAGGGACGAGAACTAACTCTTTTTACAACCAGAAAAGGATATGCCCGTGGCGGGTGTATCCATAAAAAAAGCGGTGAAAGCTGCGTTGTCATTAAAGGTGAAATCAAGTACTGGATAGGTGACAATGAACCGATTATTATGTCTCGTGGAGATACCTGTTATATTGAAGCTGGTGTGCCTCATTACTTTGTTGCGTTAACGGAGGAAACCGTTGTGATGGAGTGGGGTGCGCTGCCAGAGGAAAAGAAGGAAAAGTATCCACCATCACGATTCATAGTCGATATCATCAACAAAAGAAGGAGTGGCGTAAGATGAAGTTTAGAATAAAACAGCACCCAGATTCTGGACCATTCTCCTATGAATGGTATAATAACCTATATGATAAAATAGATTACACTGACCAAATTGTACTAGACCTCGGGGCAGATTGGGGAAGAACACCCGATCTTTTCCTTCAAAAAGGAGCGAAAAAAGTTATAGCCGTAGAAGGCAAGAAAGAATGGTATGACCTTCTAGAGGAGAACTCGAAAATAATAGAAGGCATTATACCTATTTTCATGTGGCTAGAGAATCCCAGTGACATATCAAATCTTATTAAAAAATATAAACCAGACATCGTAAAGATCGCAACGCGGCCTTGGTGTTCATGTGAAAACTGGCTTCTAGATATACCAGTAGATATAATTACATCGGTCTCTAAATATGTCTTATTGACTTCACAAAGGAAAGAACAAAAAGTAAAGATAGAGAAAATAGAAAACCTGTTTAGAAATCTTAGTTACGATGTAAACATAAAAATGCATCATGTTCCCGTTATAACAGCGGTTTCACAGAGAACAAAACTATGATACCCCTATTTTCACCCTTCATCCCACCCGAAGCTGGAGACGCCGTAAAGCAAGTCATTGACTCAGGGTGGATAAACACAGGACCAAAAGAACAACTATTTAGAGAACGTTTACAGGAAAAATTTGGGTTCCCACATTGTGTGGCAACAAGTTCCTGCACAGGATCACTAAGAGCCTCATTAGCCACGTTAGGCATTACCTGTGGAGACGAAGTGATAACGACACCGTGGACAATGATCGCTACAAACACCGTCATCTTGGAACAAGGCGCTACACCGATATTCGCCGACATTGAGTATGATACACTGAACATCGACCCAGAGGACGTTGTACGGAAGATAACGGATAAGACGAAAGCCATTATGTGCGTCCATTATGCGGGGGCACCCTGTAACTTAGATGCGTTAAGAAAAATAGCTAAGGATAATGACCTAACGCTTGTTGAGGACGCGGCACAGGCGTTAGGAGCCAAGTACCACAATAAATATGTTGGGGCAACAGGTAAACTAGTTAACTTCTCGTTTCAAGCCATAAAGACCATAACGTCAGGGGACGGAGGCGTAATAGCCACCGACAGCGAAAAACTCTACGAGGAACTTCAAACCCGCGTCTGGTTTGGCATCGACAAAAAGCGGAGACAGAAAACCGTGTTAGGTCCACTCCCTCACGATGTTGAGGTGCTTGGATTCAAATACAATATGAACGACATCGCCGCCGCCCTTGGCTTAGTTGGACTAGATCACTTTGATGAATCATTAGCAAAGCGTAAGGCAGTTGCACAGCATTACCGAGACGAACTTCAAAACCTTAATGATATAACATTATTGAATTATCCCACTAACATAGAATCCGCATGCTGGATGTTCCCAATCCATGTGAAAAACCGGTTACAGTTCGCAGAGTATATGCGGCGTAACGGTGTAGAGGTAAGCGTCCACTATCCACGAAACGACGGCTACACGATATTCGGTGGCAAACAAGACCTTCCAGTAACTAAACAAGTGGATGCCGATATCATCCATATCCCGATACACGCCAACCTGTCAGAACAACAGGTGGCACAAGTCATAGATGTGGTGCGTGGTTGGCATGGTTATTAAAGTCTACAGCATAGCAAGCTGGGATGTCTGTGACCTCTACGGGGAACCCACCACCGAATATCAGCGACAACTAAGGTTCTCACCAGAAGGAGATGGGCGCTGGGGCAACATCCAGATCGTAGATAACTTTGACGAAGCCGACATTTACGTTCAGTTCTGGCCTGACAAGACGGGGCAACGGCACAAGTGTCCACCAGGAACAGTCATAAACTTGATGCGAGAGGCAACCCACTGTATTCCGAAGCCTAGTAGGATTGGACGCGAGACACTTTACAGTCGGTGGGTATCGATGGATCATAACCCGCAGGGCTGGTGGATCGGTAAAACCTATAAAGAACTAGCGTCAAACGACTTTCCACAAAAAACCAAGACGTTGTCCTATGTCACTTCGGGCAGACAGTTTCTACGAGGACATAAACTACGCCTTCAGTTTACCACAAAGTTCGCACAGACTTATCCTGGTGTTCTAGACTTATATGGGAAAAACATTGGCGGCTACAACCTCGCTAGAATTAAGGGATATAAGGGGAACGTTAAAGATAAGTGGGATGGGCTCGCACCGTATCGATACTCGTTCGCGTTTAACAATATCTACGAGAAAAACTATTTCGACGAAAAACTGGGGGACGTCATATTGGCTGGGTGTACGCCCATCTTCTATGGGTGCCCTAACATCGGAGACTTCTTCCCAGAGGGGTCATACTATTATTTAGATATTACCAAACCGGGAGCCGTAAAGGAAGCTTTTGATGTTATCAATAGTGATTATAGAGAAGAGAATCTCGACGCACTGAAGAAGGCTAAGGATTTATGGCTTAACAAATACAGTCTTCAACCAACGGTTCATAAAATAGTGAATGAGTTAATAGAAGCAGGTAAACTAAACCTAAAGTAGATTGTAATCCATAAGAGTGCCTAGAGAGGCACTAGGAGATGTAAAAAAATGGCAGTTAGATACTGTTCGGCGTTCGATGTCGCAATCTTCGGTCAAGTTGAGTATCAGCAGATAGGCTTCGCAAGTCTCGCAGATTACACCAACTGGGTACACGGCACCCTCATATATAAAGCCATGGACTTCGTCGACAACTATTGCCGACACAACTTCCAAGACAACACGGGTACAATCTACGTCGACGGCAGATGTAGGGAAACCGTGCACGTAACATCCTCTGGCGTAGTGACGAGGTGGCCTGACTCATATCCCGAGTTCCCAATAGGGTTAATGCCCATCCCGCTTATGAGGGTCACGGGTATCAGCATCGACGGCGTCGCCCAGACACTTAGCAACTTCCGTAGCTATAACACCCATGTCGCCTATAGGTGGGGAGGGGCTTTCAACGAGGGGCGGCAGAACGTCATGATAACCGCTAGATTTGGGTATGGTACTGTTCCACATGATATACAATACGTTACGGCTCAGTTATGCAGTAACATGTTAGCGGACATGGTGAGGCGTCGAATGGTTGTCGACCTCGTTACACCCATCATGGAAGGCGGGGGAGATGTCGGCATATTATTCAGGTCTCCAAAGGTGTTGACGGAAAACGAAAAAAGTATTTTAAACAAATATAGATATCATTCAGCGGAGATAACATAGTTGGCGTACGTCACAATCCCGCAGGGAATACGGAACGCATTAGTCACTAACTGGTTATTAGCGGTTGGGTTGACTGATGTGAATCACATCAACTTCGACACGGGCTGGGTTGACCTAAAACAGTTACGCGCAACAAACATGACGGCGCAGGTGATCGTCAGCGGTCCCATAGCTGGGCCTATTAGATACTTCGGGCCTGACGTGAGTGCGTTGGGTGTCGTCGCTCCTGGGTTGCGGTTGTTAACCTATCATCGATACGTGGTTAACATCTGGGTGCCTATTCCGCCGGGTGATCTGCGTCTGGTTTGGGATGATTACGCGGAGGAGATACGTTTCGAGGTTATCAGAATCTTGAATGAGCAGCGTAGCGGCTTCTCGGCGGTTCCGCCTGGCTGCCCGGTGATAATGTTTGAGATACCGTTGGATGCTGGTCGCGCCCTTCATGAACTGGATGTGACGCCGAGGATTCTTCGTTACGAGATAACGTTCCAAGTGGACACCATGTCATAGTTTGTTAAGGGATTAGATGCAGAAAAGCTGCTGTATAGACATTGACGGTGTGTTAAATTGTTACCCCCAACCTTGGCTTCACTTTCTAAAGATTAGGGGTTATCCCTTTGAGAAAATAGGTGAAGCAAAGAGGGGTTTATCCTACGAAGATTATAACAACCTAAAAACCCTGTATAGACACAGCCTAGAGAAACGATACCAACAACCCCGAAAAGGCGCAACAGAGTTCACAGCAAAACTCACAGACATGGGATACCATATCATCCTAAAGACAAGCCGCCCCATCCAAGAACACCCCCACCTCATCGACTGGACACAAGACTGGCTAAAAGAACACGGCTTCACATACAACGAAACCATGTTCAACCGCCACCACCCCACCCAAATCCCCGACACACACCCAAACCTAGAATTCATAGTAGACGACGACCAAGACACAATCATCCTCTTCCAGAAACTAGGCATACAGACCTTCCTATTTGACGACAACTTCGACAAGATATTGGAGGCACTAAGATGAAAGTGGCAACAATCATATCACACCGCAACCGACCCAAACTCGCCGACCACCTAGCTTACCGAATGGAAAAATTAACCCAAGTAGCACAAGTAGAAAACCACGTCCTAATCGTCGACTGTGGAAGCGACCCCAACAAACGGACCCGCCACCCAAGTTATTGGTATCCCGACCCAGAGTTTAAACTAGGAAAAATATATGGCCACGTCATCGGCATTGAACTACTAGGCACGGACTATGACTATTATTGGCTCAACCACCCAGACCTAATATTCAACGATAATGAAACCCTGAAAACCTTGTTACGGGTGATGAACGAAAACAAGGACATAGGTCTATTAAGCCCACAATGTAACGGAACATACTCTGGAAAAGATGAACGCGGAGATAACCTAGACTGGCACCCAGTCGCCTGTGTGGACTACCTCAGCCTCCTCATCCGAGGCAAAGCACTACGAGAAGTGGGGACACTTGACCCCGATTTTCGATACTGTGTGGGGGCTGACCTTGACTACGGGTATCGGATGTGGGCGCGGGGTTGGAAGGTGGGTTACTGTGACGCTGTGGAGATGTATCATCTTGGGGGAACCACCTACGGTGCCCCTGGGACGAACACTATAAGTAGAAAACAATATGAAACCCGTAGTGGCGTAGTCGCGTTTGAATTGTTGAAGCAGAAATACGGGGAACGATGGGGAGAACATATGAACCAAATCATGCCTGAAACCATACTGGGAAACCAGATTATGTATTGTTGGCGTGGAAGACAGAAAGTGAAACCAGAGTAACGAAAATCATAGTTTGAGGTGAACTAAGAGAATGGGAGAAATAGTTTTGGAGAAAATACGCAGATACACCTTCGACGAGTTGAAGGAAGAAATGAGTGAAGAGGACACACTGTTCTCAGGGACAGGTGCCTTCGTCATAGGCATGACGTGGATAGACTATCAGCGCCTCAAGAAACAGCTTGAGGAGATGCCGGAGTTCCGCGTCATCTATAAGACGTTCAGCACCGCACACCTTCGGATCGTTAAGAAGGAACAGTACGAAGAATTCCAGAAATGGCGAGGTGAAATACGTGAGTAAGAAGACGTTAGCCGAGACAAACCGTGAACGCATAGCGATGCTTGACCGCGCCGTGGAAAAGGAATACATGGATTTAGCCGAGGCGCGAAACCTATTCGACGTAGATGATATCTTCGACAACGCCACGAAGTCACGGAAACTGTTGCTGCCCGAACTAGGCGACGATAGTTTTCACGTCTACTGGTGTCCACTGAATTCAGTGGATCGTGTAGCCTTGTTGCGGATAGTAGACGAAAACAGTGAGGTTCAAATTGACCTACGTAATAGGCAGGCCATTTACTTGATGCTGAATAAGGCAGACCCACGCTGCACCGAGCAACTGATTCAGCGGATGCCTGCCTACTGGATAGACGTGATACTCACGAAGATCGGGGTAGAGCAGAACAGTTTTTTATCACCCCTCGTGAAAACCGTCTTAAGTGGCTTGAAGCCAACTTCTCGGCCCAAAAGAAAGCCTTGATAATGCTTCACTATGGGTGGGCAAACCCGGATGTCGTCGCAAAGTTATCTGATGAATTCATAGAGTTTCTTGTAGACGTGCTTGTGTGGAGTAAGAGGATAGAGGTGACGACACGCGTCTAGTGCACACGTACAGATAATAGGAGATCAACGCCTCAGAGCTAATCTCCTCAACTTCACCAACGCCGTTGATCCAGAAACAACCTCCGCATTAAACGCGGTAGCGGAGAAGATACGGGACTCGGCAAAAGAAAATGCCCCTGTAGACACTGCGGCGCTACAGAAAAGCATCTCAAAAGAAATAATAACGAAACAGGGAAAGGTGAAGACCATTCGGGTTAGGGTTGGTGGCCGAGTTCGTAACCCAAAGACAGGGAGGCTGGTCGACTACGCAAGTTATGTAGAATTCGGGACTTCCAAAATGGCGGCACAACCTTTTCTCCGCCCAGCGTATGTTGAGCACCGACAGGAAGTCATTAAGGCGATTACAAGAGGGATGATGGCGAGGTTGAAATAATGTCGATGGAAATAGGGAACCTCATAGTTGTTCTTCAGATGGATTCCAGTAAATTTGAGGCTGGTATGAGTAAAGTCACAGTTTACCTCAACGGTTTCCAGGGAGCGGCGAAGAAAGCGTCTGGTGATCTTGGTGTCTTGGGGGGGGCGACGAATAAAGCAACGGGATACCTCGACGGCTTCCAGGGTGCCGCGAAGATAGCGTCCGGCATCCTCATGCGCGACCTGGTCCGAGGATTAACCACCGGCGCCGTCGAAGCCCTTAAGATGGGAGCCCAAATAAAGACCCTTGAAACATCATTCAACGCACTCTCACGGGCGACAGATGAATATGTGCCCAGCCTCAGCGAACTGCGGACGGCAACAAAGGGCATGGTGTCTGACACCGACCTGTTGCTCAGGGCTAACGAAGCTCTAGCCCTCGGCATCCCAACGGAGAACCTTGATGATCTCTTCGACTCTGCGATACGTCTCGGGAAGGCGATGGGCATCGACGCCACTCAGGGCATACAGGCACTCACAATCGGTGTAGGTCGCCAGAGCCGCCTTGTGCTGGACAACCTCGGAGTCATCGTTAGGGCGGAGAGCGCCTACGAGGAATACGCGGAACGAGTCGGGAAGACAACTGAGACACTTACGGAGAACGAGCGACGCATAGCGTTCCAGACCGTTGCATTGGAGAAGATTTCAGAGAAAGCAGCGATACTTGGTGACAACATCAGCGACACCGATATGAGCATGGCACAGTGGTCCGCCACTATAAAGAACACGACAACCGCCTTGGGTGAAATGCTTCAACCCCTAGGGGCATTCACTCCGGCATTACAGACGTTGGGGCCGTCTCTTGGAATCATGGGGGCACAGATACTTCCGACGTTGTCTGCGGCGACTTTGGGTTGGGCTGCTGCGGGCGCACTTGCGGTTGTAGGTGTTGTTGGACTTATCTCGGTGATGCGTGACTATCAGCAACGCACAGATGAAGTGGCACAGGCACAGAACAGATTTAAGGATTCTCTAAGCGCCGTCGACTTAGCGACGCAGGAAGTAGAAGATGCTCAACAGAACCTTAAAATCGCTCTTTCTGGTCAAGATGCGGTGTATGATGCGTTGAGTTCAGCGATAGACCGACGTGCTATGGCGTCTGAACGTTTAGCGGATGCAGAGGGGAACCTGAAAACCGCTGAAAACGAGTTAATGATTGCACAACAGGATTTATCGGCGTTCCTCGGCTACCTCTCTGGCGACATCACGGAGTACACGGCGGTAACGGGTAGCATGGAGTACGCGACTCTTGCCGCACAGATGGGGATAACCGCACTTTCCACAGAACTACAGACTCTACAAGGCATCGCGGCTGCGACGTCCGCTGAGCTTGCTGGGCTAGAGGGTCAGATGACTGGGCTTTCAGATGAGGAGCAGGGACTTAACCTCAGAATGTTGAAGGTTGAGGACGCGTTCCGTGATGGGCGTATAACTCAGGAAGAGTACACGGAGCGCGTGGAGACGCTTCGTGGCAAGCTCCGTAACTTGAACATCGCTCAGGCAGAGCTAGGCATTCAGATACGGGATACAAGGCGTGAAGAGGAGGAGCAAATAGAGACGCTGTCTGAGACTCAGGGAAACCTTGATGATCTTATAGCTAAGAACGAGGAAGCGGTCACGGTGCAAGAAGAAGTCGACTCTGCCACGGAAGATGTTGCCGATGCTCGGGACGAGGAGATAGATGCAATCAACGATGTCAAAGGTGCGCTTGAAGACCTTGAGACTGCACATGATAATGTCGTGGTGGCACAAGATGCGGCAAGAGAGTCCGCTATTCGAGAAGCGGCTGCACTTCGAGAATTAGAGCGTGAATCTCTTGCAGTTGCGGCCGCCGAGAGGCAGCGGGCACAGGATCAGGCATTCCGGGAACAGTGGCAGACCCCCGGAATTAGTAGAGACTATATGGGTGTAGCTACTGGGGGCGGCACCAGCGTCACCAATGTTGGTCCAACGACGTCCAGCACAATAAACCTAAACGTAAACATGGCGGCCCCAACCTCCTCCCCGGAAGCCCAGCAGTACGCAAACGAATTCGTGGATGTAGCCCTTCAAGAGTTGGGTCGTCGAGGAGTTATGAGGTAAATGAGCAGCAAGCCATACATCCTCAAAATAGAGGGCGTAGAGAAAGAGACGACGGGCGCCATTAACGTCAACTGGGACGTTAAAACGATGGCGGTGTGGGACGCCGTTCTCCGAGACCCAGAACACTTATCTGGCTTCAACCTCGTCTCCATAGAACGTGGCGGCACGGAGATACTTGGTGGACGCATAGAGAATCCGAGGGCGCAGTTCAGCGGTGTTGGCCGCGATATGCCGATAAGTGGTTATGATCACACCGTCCGGCTCCGCGACTATAAGACGCCGGTACAGGGCATAGGTATCAGCGATACCGAGACAACGCTTACACACATAATAAGCGAGACGCCGTTCATCATCTCACCACCAGACGGCACCTTCGAGTACATATCCGAGCTTCGTGATTGGGATACAAACCTAGATTTTCTTCAATGCATATTCAGCGACACAACAATAGAGCTTGACATAACCAATCCTGACGACGTGGACTGGGAGAAATTCGAGGAAATAGCGACTGGAACATACACGCTTCCAAAGATGGGGTGCCACGCCTCATTCTTTTACAACGGAGTCACGCCAAGATTCTACGTGTTCATCCGAGACAACGCCAACAACCTAAGATATCTTCACAGCGTAGACCTCATAACTTGGACAAACGTAAACACGGGGTACCCGTGTGTAAGCGCTAAATGGGCGGCGAACTATGATGGAACCAACGTCATACTCGCGTGGGGGGACGGAGCAAACACCGATGTGGCTACCGGTGTGATAACCGATGGAACCGGTGATATCGTGTGGACGCTGCGCGCAAACGCCATAGTCGGCGACGAAATAACGTTTGGTATATGCTTCGACGATCAGGGAGACGCGTGGGTGGTGGGTGACGAGACTCGTGGGTGGGAATCCCTCGACAACGGGGCGACGTGGAACAACAGGTTCACAAGGCCACTGAATATGTCTCTCGTCGGAATCGCCCCCTTTGGGGTGGATGGTGACATGTATGGCTTCATGTATGATCAGACGGCTGCTCCCTTCGACCTCATGGAGTATTACTATGATCGAAACATAGGGTCATTCGTTGTGGTAGGTAATATAGATATCAACGAAGATGTGCCTTACTTTGACTGTGTGGTCGACGCTACGTATCGGGTTCATATGGTTTATCATGATACCGATGATGCTACCACCAAATACGCGTATGGAACCACCGGCGCGTGGACGACCATGGATCTATATGTTGGGGTCGTGAACTTTGCGACGGCGTGTATTATGTCTGATGGCAGTTTCTGTGCGTACATATTACATACCTCCGCTGCGGGTCAACATGTGTGGAAGATGAAGAACGGCGTAGAGACGGTGGAGGAAAACTTCCTTACGCTAGGAACCCCAACATATTTGGATTGTGTTCAAGGTTTTAACATCAACACGTTGGCAACGGGGCACTGGTTCGTAGGAATCGACGTAGGGGACGATGTGTGGTTTGGTTTGCCGCAGCCTCTTGGTGTAAGACTTATAGCGGGTGACAATGCGGGGTATTTGATGTCAGAAGCGGTCACGGGACACGGCGGCTTCACGAATTGGGGGCTCTGCACCGCTGAAGGCACAGACATGTCAGCGACTGAGTGGGATATACTTGATAACGCTAACGTAATCGTCGGGACACCCGATCAGCAACCCAACTTCGATATCGCGGCGATAGGTGTCAACCACATCACCAATCCAACGATCAAGGTTCGTATAGACTTCGACGGAATCCCCCTCACCCCCATAGTGGGAGAGTTCAGCATCACAGACCGAATGGATGCCGTAACTCTTGACACGGATGGAGAAAACTGTTACACCGCCGTTGAACGGCTCGCCACCCTCGCCGGGGCAGAGTTCTGGGTGGAGAAGGATAATGGAACCTACACCGTCTATTTCTCAACACGAAGAGGAGAAGACAAGTCCGGTTGGCTGATACTGAAGACGACCACCACCAGCGATGAGCCGGATACCAAGGCAAACATCAAAGTAATATCAAAGACGTATGACTGGAGCAGTTTTGCCAACTGCATCCTATTCATCGGAGGTACAGATTCAGGCGGAAACCGGGTGGAGGTAGAGGTTCGAGACACTGATAGCATTAGCACAATGGGGCAGGAATACTGGATAACCATCCGTGACGCAGAGGTTACAACCCGTGCCATGGGGAGAACCCGCGCCGCATTAGAACTTGAGGACCGTAACGCGGTTGTTGAACGCATAGCGGCGAACTTCATAGATAAACACTCAGCCAACGATGTCGGGATAGGTGACAGCGTTTCCCTTATCAGTGAGTGGCTTGACGGAGACCTCAAGATAGAGGGCAGCCACCGAGTAGTCGTCCTAAACCGTTCATGGGGACCGGCGGGGGAACAGGTTGGCGCAGAGTTCACGAACAGGATGCAGAAAGCACAATACTATAATTATCTTCGTGAAACGGATGATCATGCGAGGTGGATCACGGCGTGAAACATAGATTAAGGTATATTGGGGGTCGTCCGTTTCGGCTGGTCATTAATAACGAACTGATGGTTCTACGTCGTGGCGACGTGATTGAGGTTGACCTTAAGAGCTTCAGCGGTAAACGGATGAAGTATTTTGAGAACCTCACCAAAAAAGACGCTGAGAAAGCGATTCGTAGAAAAGAGATAACATCATTGATACGAGAGGAGAAACAGATTAAATGACTACCATTGGAACCGTCACAGTTGACATCGTCACCGTCTACACTCGGCGCGGCTACGGCCTATCCCTCATGGTTGTTGACAACGGGTCTGCACGGTTTAACCAGCTACGGGAGCTATGGGCGAAGTCGGATGTTGGTACGGCGGTTCACATGGTTCCGGGGGAACGGCTCTATGGGGAGGACTTGACGGCGGACAGCATTCACACGGTTTACTGTGACTTCACCGTCGGTACTCCGGGGAAGGTTCAGGACGGCTACTATCTGCTGCGCCCCCAGTTTTCGTTTGTGGAGGATGAGACGCCGGAGGGTCATAGTTATGCGGCTTCGTTTAACCTGTTTTTCTTGGGGACGACGGCGTATTATCAGGCGGCGTATGGGTTGGTAGACTTGGAAGCACTTGACAGCGATTGGTCGATATGAGGGATTTGTTTGGACAATAGAACTCTAGTTAGTAATGAACATAGAGTAATAATGAAAATGGACTACATCAACGGAGATTGTGCAAGAGTAATAGGTGAAAAGTTAAACTATCCATATTGGACGGTTTTGAAACATCTTAAAAGCATGAACGTCGACATCAGAAGCGACCACGCTAAGCAAGTTGATTTTTCTAAAAAAGAAACTTTGGCATATATAGAAGGCGTTCTTTGCGGTGATGGGTGGGCATATAATAACAAAAAAACATCTCGGTATCACATTGGCATCGATGCTATTGATAAGGACTTTGTAACAAAATTTAAAAATAGTTTAGAGGACGTTGGTTTAAAAATATGGTTTGGTCAATCTAAAGATAACTGTTGGAGGGCGTTAGGCAACTCAAAAAGATTGTATATATGGCATAATGAACTACCATACAAAAACTTTAAATCTAATGAAGAAAAGATAGCATTTTTAGAAGGCTTTTATGAATCTGATGGGACGAGCGACATACGGAACGTAGTTTATTGTAATACAGATAAAACTCTTTTAGACACAACGCGAAGATATTTAGATGATTTGAATATAGAAACCACTTTAACTGGACCATATAAAAACAATTATGACTCCTTATATTATTTTCTTAGAATAAGTAGTGCCAGCTTAGGTAGGTTTATGAGACTAATTAAACCAGTTAATAAATTCAATAAAGGTGGGATGAAATGATAATAATGAGAAGTGTGGGATATCAGACGAGTACGGCTCAGGCGAAGCTTGACAGCCTTATTGGTGTTGACTTAGAGGAGTAATTAGATGCCTTATCATTTGCATGCTTTACCGGTTACGGCGACCAGTTTATCAATCAGACATAAAGGAGAAACATACCCCCTTCTTTTAGATACCGATACCTTCGATAGAACAGGAGAAGATGGGGACATCCCAATAATTCCCCTCAATGGAGGATGTGAGTTTGTCGGGGAAGTTTTACCTGCCGAATTTCATAAATGTTGGGATGATAAGATTAATACTTTCACGGCTACGATTGACAGTGGCATTCTCCGGTTGACGGGGTTCGCTAAGAACGCCGGTATAGTGGGTCGGGGCTGGATAAACAGCCACCATCCACTTCCTATGCTTGACGACCTAGAAGTCACTGTGTCGATGGAGGTTCCGGTTGACGACAGCGGGGTGACTGCTGCCCGCGACATATTCTATGAGTTCTACATTAAACAGGATAAAGATGAGATTGACCCATTCGGGGATAATAACTATCTAGTAGTCTACTATGATATCGATGAAGAGGGGTTAAAACTCTATATTAAGAAGAGAGTTAACGGAGCCGCAGTTGAGACACTTGCATCAGGTAAAGACTATAATATGGCTAGTGACAGAGGCGTCGGAGACCTTGAAGCCACGATATGGCGGTTCGTGTTCAACGGCAAACCGGGGACAGTCGGCGCGACCCTCGGCGTCTATCTGAAGCAAAGCAACAACCTCGCCAATGCGGAGAGTGCTACGGAACACGAGGTAGTGGACGCGGTGACGGGAGAGCCGTTCGACATCAGCGACTTAGCGTTCAACGTGGGGTATCCCTGTTACGCGATATACACCCAGAACGCCACCTACTTCGGCACCGCCTACGACTCCGCGAACCGAGCCGCATCAGGATACCTCAGAGTAACCTATCCATCCCAGTTTAACGTAAACTATAATTACACGGAGGCAAACTACGGGGAAACAGACGTACAACTGTGGGACGGCGACCCGGATGCGGGAGGAATTCGTGTTTATGATGAGGACCATATGTTCAGCGGGAAACGATGGATTAGAAACGGGTTAGCCCAGATAACATTAGAAGAAGCCGCCACTGGAATGGATTTCTATGTCTGGGATGGCACAAACTACACATACATTGGCTTGTTCAAACACTATGATGCAAACCTTTTATTAAACGATGATTCTCCATCCAACATAGTAATTAAGACAGTAACTCCTGAAAGAGTCATAGTTGACTTTGACTTAAATACCAGTACTCAAAGAATGACTATGACTCGGGGTAATCCCATGACCAAGTTTGTTTTTAGATATACTTCAGCGGCTAATAACTGGATTAGAATACAATCAATCATCCCAGATTATGGTTTTACTCAGGATAACGACGTTATGGATCGGTCTCTAGCCATAACCGTGAACACAAATGATGTTTACGACAACTTTGCTCTAGCGTGGGATAATGTTAGTGATTGGGTTCTTGTGTTTTGCAGTAAAGAAAAGGCACAGACGAAGATTGACTTAGCTGAATATGGTTGGGGTAACATTGATTTTAAAGAGTTTACAGCGTGGTTCGGCTCTATCCCCTTCGCATATATCGTTAACCTGTTCGAGGAAGCCGAAGACGCCACCCTCGGAGCCGGAACCGCACGGCTGTTCACTGACCCCACCGGAGCATCAACCTTCGTCCGAGCCCAGAGTTCCGCCGCCGGAGACATCACACAGACACTCACCATAATCGGAGACACCGCCACCGGTAGACAGACGGACACAATAGCCCTCAACGGCGCGGCATGGGTAAACGGTTCCATAGACTTCACCAGAGTCTACGTGCTCCACCTCTCAGCGGTAACGGCAGGCAATATCACGGTACAGGGCAGCGACGCCGGGGCAGTCCATATAATACCCATCGGAACAACACATGTGGACAACTGCGTAATACTGAACGCCCAGACCGAGTACGTGAGACATGACTTCATCGCAGGCACAGACTTACCCGCCGGAAGATACCTAGCCGCACTCAGAATAAGCGACCTAAACCAAGTGGCAGATGACGTGGAACTAAAGGTCACCAACTTCACCGACAACGAGCAGCGCGGAGAACAAGGCAAACCAATCTATGTAACGGCAGCCGCCACATACGGCTACTTCTGCGAGTTCTTCGACATAACAGACACAGATGTGAGCACCCTAGACTCTATGCGTATAACCGTGACGAAAGACTTGGCGACCGGCAACGAGATATACGTCGACTACTTCCTCATAATTCCCATCGGCGACGGAATGAATTGGAGCCAAGACCTCGCCCACGGAGCAATCAGAGGCATAACGCAGCACCCACGGCTAAGTGAACGGTAGATGAGCACCCCAGATGACCCCATAGAAGGACTCGTCGGCGCATTCAGCGTCGGCGGAACCTTCATAGGGCACCTTCTAGGAGTAACCATCCGAGGCAGACGCTTAACCCAGCAGATACGTAACATCGGGAACATAGAAGCAAATAAGATACTTGTAGGAAAAGTAGATTTCGACGGCGACTCCCGGAAAGCCTTCATATGCGGCGACTTCCTGACATTGTTCAGGGAGAACGTAGCCCACGGAAACGATTTCAGCGGAACCTTCTACCCCAGAGGACTTCTCGGCTGCGGAACCATATGGGGAAACCTAGTCTTCAAACGATGGAGACTGGAGAACTGGGACGCCGAAAGCGAAGCCGCAAAGATAGAGGAAATAGAGTTCGACTTATACAACGTAACAATGGTGAGCGCATTGACAAAAGAATTATGGTTCGGAGTAACAGAACCCGACGGAATCATAGGCAAACACCCAGCCATCATCCTCACGGATGGGATTGATGTGACGGTCTACGCCCAGATATACATACCGTTCGACTTCACGGCATTAACGTCAGCATACGTGATAATTGTGGCGGGGGGGACTGGCAACCTTCGGCGAAGCGTCAGCAGCAACTTCGGCGTACTATGTGGCGCGGAGAACTATAACGCCCACATGGAAGGCATCGCCGTCGGTCAGGTCGCCGTCACAGCGAGCCGCCTAACCTGTATAGACATAAGCGCCGCGTTGATAGGGCTCGGGGCAAGCGACTTGGTGGGATTAACGTTCCTCCGGGAAGCAAGCAACGTTAACGACACGGTTAACGAGGATTGTTATTACCTTGGAATCAGAGTGAGGTACACCTAAATGAGCACTACAAGAAAAGTAACCCTGCGAAAAGATGGGGGAGCCGACCTCGGGTCAGCGGAACGGATCAACTTCATCACAGGAAACAACATCATCTTAGCAATAGCTTTGGACGCGGCGAACAAAGAGTTCGACGTAACCATAACCGCCGAAGCAGGGCTTCCCCCAGCGTGGCTCGACCAATTCTTCCCCGCTGTAGACCCTGACACATATAAGGGAGCATACGCCACAGTCACTATGACGGACGGCGTCGACATACCCATCTACCAGACCTTCATGATCCCCAAAGATATAGCAACCATCACTAGAGCGGTGGTCATAATCATCCCGAATGCATCTGGTGATCTTTACTGGAGTTGTGTCACCAACTTTGGGCGGGTATGTGACGACGAGGACTATCAGACACACGGTGACGCCATTGCGTTAAACGCCATAGCCGTAACCGTCGATGAAATAGAGTGTATAGATATCAGTGACGCGTTGACAGTCGCCGTCGGAGGAGACCTGGTTGGGTTACATTTTGTCCGAGCCGCAGAAAACGTGTTAGACACGATAGGTGACACAGTTCACTATATAGGAGTATTGATAGAAGGAGATTCATAAAATGAGGAGAGATGAAAGATGAGTACATTATATCATAGGGAGAAGACCGTAGACTATGTCATAGGATACGATGGAGTAAACTACTATGCCCAAGATGAGTACGGTGTAATACGCTACGAGAAGCCTGGGGGAGGTGCATTAATCAATGCCGTGATAGTTGCACTATCACCGACGGGAGGTGAGGTTCTCCTTAAGTGTTTGGTTATCGTGGACGATGAGGACGTAGAGTTATTAGTGCTCCCCAAAGGTTCTCTTGGATTCACGGGAATCGGTGCGAGGGGTGGATCCACCAGCGCTACATGGCTTAACAGCCGTTCAGGGTTCGCCTTCAGCGGCGGATTTGTGATAACTAACAATCTAGTGTCACTGAATGGTGGTAACCACATCTTCCGCAACATGGGTATGTTCTGGAGCGGTGTCGTTAATAAGCCGTGTTTCTTAATGGATAACGTGTTCCCGAAACTTGACCACGTGTACGCATGTGAATCAGGAAACACCTTCCCTGCTAATGGCGTGCAGGGCGTATTTACACATGACAGCACCACGGTTCCCACACCATCCACGAGTTCGGTTGTATTTGACCATGTCACCATAATCATGAGAAGTGACAACTGTGTCGGCTACTATTGTCACTTCGAGAATCCGAGTTGGATACACCCAGTTATGCAGTTTAACGCTACTGGTTGTAGAGGATGGGTAGTTGCCAGTGTCAGTGGACAGACGATTGATCAGCTTGACGTATGGCTTGGCGATCCTGCTCAGGGATGTGTGATGTTCCAGCTTGAGAACCAAGGCAAGTGGATTAATATAGAACACATAGAATGTTCCTCACAGGCCAATGCAGGTAATGTAACGCCGAACATTCTATTTGGTTACAAAGTGATAGACTTCTCAGACTATACAAACGACGACATCAACATTTGGGTTGGTACATTAGTAAAAATACCCATGACAACAACACCTACGGCTCCGATATATGCGTACCAAGATGCAAACATGATTGGGAGAACTCGAATTGGGATGGTGTTGGATACGCCCACTTATGGAGTAGAATCACACTGGTATTGCTCGACATGTGATAACACAGACCTGCTATCTGACGGCACCGACGAATACCTATTCTTTACCGGCGATGATGCGCCAGATACGGTTGAGGCTAACCAGCAAATACAGATACACGATGCCATGATAATTGAGGAGATGATAGTTTTCCTCGAAGAAGACCCAGGCGCAGGCAACAGCAGGACGTTTACTCTCAGAGTTGACGGGATTAGCCAAGCACAAACCGTAACTATCGCCAATACAGATAAGGTTGGTCATGACGCTGCGCACCCAATAACGGTAGATAAGGATGCCTTTCTGGATTGGCTCAGCGACGGCGGCGTTGGAGGCCCAGATGTGTCCGAGGTTAACATTCGATGCAGAGCGACACCAATACGGGATGTATACCCTGAAACCATGGTTTACTTACTAGTGAAGAGCACCCTCACAACTCCTATCGTGTTGGCTGATGATGCCATGACAGATGCGGGGCAAAACCCTCAGCCTGTTGATCTTCGACATCATACCAAAGCTCGGTTTGAACTGATCGCAGAAAGTGACGGCAACTTCACAAATACGATATATGCTTACAATGAAACTGACGCTGAGGTGGTCGCGGAGTACTCGTGGGTTGGAAACGACCTTGAAATGGTTGTCACCGCCGATATAGACATCACTGGCATAACAAACAGGGATGGCGTGAAAGCTATAGCGATGTATTGTAAGACCAGTAATGCAGGTGGAGACACCGTAAGATACACTAACGCGAAGGTAAGGTTCTACAGGTGATAGAAGATTGTTGACAAAGCACTAATATTGGGACGCAACGTGATAGTTTGCCCTGAAGTATCATAAACTTTTTATTCATCTATCCTAGACATCAGATGATACTTTGGTAACTAATGAAAAAAACTTGGAGGAAAGTCCCGCCACCCGACGGAGGGACATCCGTGCCACCTCTCCCGGTGTAGCGAGGTAGACTTATCGGTTCTTAAAACCGTGCCGTCACACGTTTCAACGATCTACCACTAAGGGAGTTGTCGTCTCACATCTTGGGCGGTCTCGGTTTCCTCCAAAACAAGGATGCCTTATCTCATATATAAGTTTTCCTATAGAACGTTTGTTCGGTATATCGGTTCCGATTTATGTAGAAAACACAATTCTATAAAAACATTGAAGTTATAGACAGAATTTAGATCATCCCCGTCGTTTCACGCAATGTTCTTAAGGTAACAGAAATCGTTACCATAGTTACACGAAGTATAGAAAAACGGAAGTAGTATATATATTACTTTAGAAAAATGGTATGTAAAAAAAGTTTAACGGTTCTAGGTTGAATATACCAAAGTTAACCGCATTGACATAAAATAGATATCACATGACACGTTTTTTATACGGGTTTATCTATACATTCACTTTGTTGCCAAAACTATATTACCGTTTCAGGTAAAGTAGTTGAAATGGTTTACCAGATCAAGCAATTCTTCGCCGTTCGATGAAAACATGAACATCCCACCCACATAGGATGTTTAGCTAAACCACAGAGTTTATTTTACTCACATCTCAATCCGAGTTAGTATATAAAGGGTTGCGATATATCTTAGTTGAGAATAAACAAAGATTTGGTGGGTTCGGGCAGATTTGAACTGCCGTTCTCACGGTTCCAGGCCGCGAATGTTGACCAAGCTACACCACGAACCCATTTGAACGCATGGGGGAGTGGCTTTCCCCCATAGGGTCATCACGCACATTTAACCTCCTTAGTTAAGGGAGGCACCCACATGAGCCACGGGCTGCGGTTTCCTATCCCTGCAAACATATCGGTAACTCATCTAGTATATAAGTCTTACCTACACACCATTT